CTAAATCCAGAAGATATAAAAGTATGAGATATTTTTGGATAAATGATTTAGAACCAGATAAAGTACCTAAAGAAGCCTTTCTTTTAAATGAAGATTGGACTATGGGAAGTTGGATTGATAACTAAATTTCCGCAAAAAAGAACTAAAAACAGTTTAAACATAAAGTGATAGAGCATGACCATAACTAAAACAAAAACCAACAGTGTAACATACTACGAATGTCAACCAATAGACGGAATATGTTTATTTGCATTCACTAAAAGAAGATTACTTATAGACTTATGTAAAGTTTATAGTATCAATTTATTTAATCCTTTAAATTTGAATTAAGATGAAGAAAGAAATTAATATTAATTTAGGATTTCCTTATATTATTTTTGCAGTTTGTACAGCAATGATAGGATATACAATACATAACAGTGTTTTTTGGTCTGTTGTTGATTTTTTCTTCGCGCCAATTGCGTGGATAAAATGGGTAATATGTCATGAAGTTACATTGAAAATAATAAAAGAGACGTTTAACTGGTTTTTCGCGGGATAAAAAACTTAAAAAAAGAAAGAAAATGGAAGGCATTGTATTCGAGATCGAAGATAGTCCTGCAATCATAGCAACAAAAACAGTTATGTTATTTGCAGGAAGTAACGAACTTAAACCAAAATTAAACAGGCTTGGAATCAGTTATACTAAAGTATATAAAGGACTTCTAACATTTTACTGTTTGAAGGGAAGAGGTATAAATGGAACTTTAAAAATTAGACTTTAAAACCAGGAATTTATGAAAAAGAAAGTATTAAATCTTTGTGCAGGAATAGGAGGAAATAGAAAACATTGGCAAAATTGTGAAGTTACGGCGATAGAATCTGACACAAAAATAGCAAATGTATATCAAAAGTTATTCCCAGAAGATACAGTAATAATAACAGACGCATATCAATACCTGAAAGATAATTTTGACAAGTTCGATTTTATTTGGATTTCACCGCCATGCCAAAAACACAGCAGAATGATGAAAGCAACCAGACATAAAGTTGCTGATTACCCAGATTTCAAATTATATGAAGTTATTGTTTTTTTAACTCATTTCTTTAAAGGTAAGTTTGTAGTTGAAAATGTAGTGCCTTATTATACGCCATTGATTGAGCCTTCTAAAAGAATAGGAAGGCATTTATTCTGGACTAATTTTGATATTATTGCTGAAGATGTTAAACGCCCAAAAGGATTTATTACAAAAGCAAACTTACAAGGTAAAAAAGAAATGATGGAATGGTTAGGATTATACTTTGAAGAAGTTATTTATTATAAAGGTAATCACTGTCCTGTACAAATATTAAGAAACTGTGTTCATCCTGATTTAGGCTTAGAAATATACAACTCTTATTTAAATAGTGAACTATGATAGTATTTACAGACTACGGGCAAAAAGAAATAAAACAGTTAAAAACATTTGAATATAAAAATCATAAGTTTGTAATAGCAGAACTACCTATAAAATCATTACAAGGAAAAACATTAAGAAAGTGTGTACATGTTTCAACAGGCAAGCAACTACCTTTTACCTTCTGTAAGGAATCAACTGTTCAAAGTTATATAGATACTTCACTTTTAAAATTGGAAGGCTTAGAGAAGAGATTTGGTTTTAAACTTTTTTCCGCGGAATTAGAAAAATATAAAACAATTAATCATGATAAACTATAAAAAATTAATAGATCAAAAACCATTTGTTTATGGTGAATTATTAAATTCGTTAGGTCAAACTATTCAATTTGTCGAATGTCCTAAATATGGAGATGAAGCAGAAGTTATATGTGTTTGCCACGAACTAGAACTCGCATCTTATTCTACTTTTATGGAATGTGATGATATGGAAGAAAATCACAGAGAGTATGAACCTTCTTTTAAAGAGGATAAATTTCAAATAGGAGGCTACGATGTTTAGTTTAGTAACAGAAGAGCATAAAGAATTAGAAGTAAGTTATAATAAAGTACTAAAGGAACTGTTTAGTAAATCAAGGGAAATTAATTTTGAAAAATGGCGAGAAGAAAAAGAGCAGAAAGAAATTTTAGAAAAATATTATTATGAAAACACAACCTAAACACATAATTTGGTGGAATACACTAGGAGATCGAAAAAGAGATGAATTAGCAATGGATTATTATGGCTCTGACTTAATAATGGACGATGAAATAGAGAAAATCTTTACAGAACAACACCGATATTTTATTGAATTTGATGGAAAAAGACGTTTTTTATGTTTATTTCCAGAGCCAGAAACAAATAAAAACAAGGACTTTAAAACACTTGAAGAAGCTATGAATTACATGTTAGTGAATTGTTTAATAACCGAGGTTACAATTAAAAATTAGAAATTATGCCAACTAAACAAGAAACAATAGACAGCTTAGTACCTACTTCAAATTATTTAGGTAGTTTTGTAAGAAAGATGATAACAGATATCACAGTTGAAAGTAAATTAACAGTTGAGTATTTGAAAAAAGGTGACGTTTTGATACTAAAAAGTCAAGTCAAATATCGTCCTAGCGTGGTCATCAAAGTTAAAGAAACTTACGTAATTGTAATACCTTTAACCTCAAGTGAAAATGAACATTGTCTTTGCGAATCTAAAAGTAGATTTCTAAAAGATGGATGCTTTGGAAATAACTTTGAAATTGTGCCTATGGAATTAGCTAAAGCCAGTTTCGTTTCAGTTTACGATAACCCAAAGCTTTTAAACAACGCGATAAAAGAACTAAGAGAATTTATTAAGAAAAATATATAATTATGAATTTACAAGAAGCTAAAGAAAAAGCGCAAAAAGGTATTAAAGTAACTCATGAATATTTTACTGATAAAGAATACATGATAATGAGAGGAAATCAAATTGTATTTGAAGATGGAGTGAAAATATTTTTTGATGCGTGGACAAAAGGAAAAGATTATTTATTAGAAGGTTGGAACGAATTTAAAGAGTAAAGAGATGAAACCAGATGCAACGCTAGAAGATTATCAAAACAGAGAAAAATTTCTAATTGACTATATAAAAAGCCAGATTTTTAAAAAGCAAAAAACTGCTGAACAATTCAATAGTGGGGAGCATTATTCTGAATGCAGGGCATATAAAGACATTTTATATAAATTAGAGAAAGATTCATTAGGAAATTAAAAATAAACTATTTACATTTGCAAAACAAAACCCTTGAGCGGGAAAATAAACTCAAAAACAAATTAAGATGAAGAAAAGAATTATTATTTTAGGAATTGCTATTTTAGCATCAATGGTTTCATGTTCAACAGAGGAAACACAAGAATCAAATGTACAAACAAGAGATGTTGTATTCACAATTGATCAACCAAGTACCTCAACCACAGGCAAACAAATTAAGCGTTTAAATGTACCAGTTTGGGTTAACACAATTAAAATTAAAGCAGTTTCTAATGTATTTACTTACTCGACAGAGGATAATTACACATTTGACCAACAAAACGGCGCTTCTTACATTGGGCTTGATAATGTAGCAATCGGAGCCAATACATTTACAGCTTCTACAACAACGGATTCACCACAATTCTTTCAGTTAACTAATTACACGGTTAATTCTGGAAATAATGAAGCTAAATTTGCAACAGCTTTAGATAATATTGACAATGAAAATCCTTATGTACTTTATACAGGATCAACTACAGCAACAATTGCTTCAACAGGATCTTCAGTAGTTGCTTTACCAATGACAACTCAAAATGGCCGTATTTTAAGTGTTTTTCAAGTTACAGATCAATTAAAATCATTAGGTTTGCAAGCTAAAATTACAGCAAGTGTTACAGGAGAAGCAACACAAACAGCAATTACTAAATCAAATGAACTTTGTACCTTCAAATGGAGTAATGCAAATGCTGTGGCGGATAAAGAAGTGACATATAAAGTTGAAGTATCTTCTATTAATGCACAATCAACAATCTTAAAAACGTATGAGGTTAAGCAGAAAGTAATTGCAAGTACATCACTATCTTGTTTTTATACAATTGATTCTAGTGGAATTACTTTGACTAAAAACGATGTTAAGATTACGCTTAATTTCCAGGAATGGAAAGACCTTAACTGTGTAGATTGTAACCTATAATGAAGTATTTAATTATATTACTATTATCATTTCCTGTCTTCTCTCAAAATTATAGTTTGGAGACAGGGATGGTAATTCCCAAAGACAAAGATTATCAACTAGGGTATTACATTGAAGCAGATTTTCTTATTGAAACTAATATTAATAGAAAAATGATCTTTGGTGTATCTCACGGAGGATATATGACGGACAATGCCAATATTTCGGCAAAAGAAATTGAAACAAAGGCTTGTAATTGCACACAAATAGATATAGGATTTGGAAATAACAACCAACCTAAAAGAATGGTGAGAACAGTTTCTTTAATATTTGGTTTAGAAACATTAAAAAGATTTTACTTAACAACTGGAATCACAAGTGCTAAGCATATTACTAAAGGCATAAGTGAGTATTATTCAACTCATATTGATTTTGGTGCTAAGTACTTTATTAAAATAAATAACGGATTTTTAACTATAAACACTAAATTTAATCCCGAGCAGTTATCTATGGGGTTGGGTTATAGTAGATAATAACAAGGCAAAACATGGTGCTCCCGAAATAATAACGGAGGTGTGATCGTTTCTACTTTTGCCGCTAAAAAAGATAAAAATGGAAAATAAAGAAAGAAGAAGTGGTAGAGAGAGTCCTTATTTTATAGATAGAGTAGGAGAAAGGTATTTAACTAATCAAGGATATTGGATTGAGATTATTAAATGTTTTGGATCCTCAAACTGCTCAGTATCATTTGATTGTAATGGTGTAGTATTAAATAACTTGATATACTCTAATATCAAAAGAGGTCAAGTAGCTAATCCTTATCATCCCTCTATGTATGGTGTGGGTTATATGGGACAAGGGAAATATGTATCAAGTTTTAATTATATAGAGACAAAAGAATACCGTCTATGGAAAGACGTCTTAGAAAGATGCTATAATCCAAATTTTCATAAAAAAAGACCTAATTATGCTGATGTAAAAATGCACAGTGATTGGCACAATTTTCAGAATTTTGCGACTTGGGTTGAGAAAAATTTTAATCATTCTGTAATGGAAGGTTGGTCTATGGACAAAGATCTTAAAGTAAAAGGAAATAAAATCTATTCTCCAGAAACATGCATATTTATCCCAATACCAATCAACAATATATTTGTAAAAATAAAAAGAAAATCTGGCTTACCTAGAGGGGTATGTAAGACAAAAAATAATAGATATGTTTCAAAGATTAAAACAAACGGCAAAAGTAGAAATTTAGGAACATATGACACACCCGAAGAAGCCTTTCAAGCCTACAAAATAGCCAAGGAAATAGAGATTAAGAGAATGGCGGATGAATGGCGACCAATAATCGGAGAAATTGTGTACAAAGCCATGTACAACTGGGTTGTGGAAATAAATGATTAAATTTTTAGAAAATGGAAAAAAGAGAGTTTGAAATAGATGAATTTACACGTAAAATAGATTTACTAGAATTTATTGAGGTAGGAGTGGATTTAAGAAGTTGTGTAAAAGGGGATAGATTAATAACCAGAGATGGATTAGAATTAATTTATGTACAACCTTTAGTGGACTCTTATTATGATCATGAAGTTCAGTATACGGGGATAAATAAAATTAAGGGTAGTAGGACGCATGCTGGTAAGATGTTACGTACTTCTGACAGCGATTCAGATATTGTAGAAATAATAAGAAAATAGTTATGGAATTAATAGAAGTAGAGTATTTAGAGGAGTCTTCAAAAGCAGTATTCTTTAATGTAACTTACAATATAAAATCCAGTTATTTTAGGGCTGAAAAACAAGTTATTCGACGAGCTGTTTTAGAAAAATGGAATATGCCTGGATTTAGTTACGCAAATAATTTTATATGGGCAGATAATAAAGAAAGTTATCAATACGATAACGCAATTCTACAAGAAATGATTTTAGAATATGAGAAGAATAAAAATGACATACAATAAAAAATTAGTTTTAGATTCTATTGAAGACTATAAATTAAAATCGGCGGAAAAAAAGATTAAAACAAAAGAATTTCTTGAAACTCACCTAAGAATACAAAAAGAAAACAGAGTAAAACAAGACAAATCAACACAGTTATTTCTAAGAACAATAAACATATACAAACTATGACAACTCTAAAAACGGCAAGAGAAAAATTTAAAAAAGGAGATAAATACTTCTCAGCAACAGGTAATCTACCAACTACAGAACTAACAGTAGAAGGTAAGATAAGATATGGACTAAATCAATTAAAATCTATATTTTGTGATACAGGATGTCTTTACGATTATGATACGGATACTTATGCTAAAAAGCTATGAAGAAAATAATACTACATTTATGTGCTGACTTAGGAAGTGATTCGTTATTTTATCAATTAGATACAGATTATGAAGTTAGAATGATTGGTGAGAAAATAGGAGTTGAAAATTACAAAGGTTCTGACGATATTTATGGTGTAATAGCTAACCCCGTCTGCACCCAATTATCAACCGCCAATGGATTTCACAAAGAAAATGATGTTGAAAAAGGTATGATATTAGTAAATCATTGTTTGAGAATAATTTCAGAATGTAAAAATTTAAAATTCTGGCAATTGGAAAATCCCGCTAATGGGCGATTAAAAGAATTCTTAGGAAAACCTAAATTAATATATCAGCCTTGGGAATACGGAAGCCCTTGGACAAAGAAAACAGCACTGTGGGGAGAATTTAATATCCCTGATAAAACTTATAGTAAGTGGGAAAATGTGCCTAAAAATGATAGAATATATGTAAGACCAGGCAGACCAAAACCTGCACTAGCTTTCCTTCATAAATCAGCAGTTAATTTAATTCCTGAATTTGAGTGGGCTAAAGATAAAATTAAATGTGATGCCGACATACGAAGCATGTGCTCACAAGGATTTGCAAAAGCATTTTATGAATTTAATAGATAGATTATGGAAATAGAATATTTATATACAGAAGGAAATCCAAACGCACCTATGCCAGTTAGACTAAATAAAAAAATAGTCGGAACAATTAAACCAGTTAAAGGTGGGTGGCAATATTTCCCGTTAAATCATAAAAAGGGAGGGGAAGTATTTGAAACTATTGGGCAAGTTCAACGTTCACTTGAATTTGTAGAGGAATAAAAACTAACTTAAATTAAAATTATGAAAAAACTAAGAGTAGCACACTATCCACAAATACCATGTAAACCATTTATAGTGGAAGTAAAAGACGAAGAACAAGCTTATTTAGTAAGTGGAGCTTTGGCCAATCAACACCTATTTTTGTTTGAAAATAAATTTATTCCAGATTATGCAAATATTATTTTAGTTCAGATGTTTGATGATGGTGAGTGGGTTGACTATTATAATGAAGAGTACGATATGGAGTTTGATGATTATACTGAGAATTTTTTAATTAAAAATGTATAAAATGAAAGAAAAAAATGTAATAATAGATTTTTTAACTAAAGCAGGTTTTGAAGAAAAAGGAAAAGACCAATACAAAAGGAAAGATACAGGAACTATTTTTATTAGAGAATGGAGTGCTTTAAAAGTGATGTGGCAAATTATGGAATTAGGTGAAAAACATCATGCTAAAAAAGTTAGAGATGTGCTACATTTAACAGATGCTGTAGAACTGTATATATTTAATCCACAAGTTTAGTAAATTTCGCGCGAAAAAGAATAAAAACAAAGAAACAAGGGAAGAAATTTACAATTTCGTTTGTTTATTAAAATAAAAACATTATATTTGTAATATGAAAGAACTAATACAACAAGACTATAATAAAATAATTGATTTTAGAACAAATTGGTTAGAAAAATTAGCATTAAAATATAATTTAACTGAGGCTCAAGTTTTAGAGTTAATTGATTTATGAAAGTAATATACATGGGAACAACTCTCGGACTAATCCACGAAATACATCCTGAAACAGCTCAACAAATACTGGCAAAAGGAGAAGTAAAAGAAACAGAAAACAATTTAAAATATATTATAATAAACGAAGAGATATGAAAAATAATATAACCAGAGAAGAGTTAAAAAAGATACACGACATTGCTTGTGATACTTGGAAGCCAAAGTTAGCTAAATATGCACAAGAAGACCCGTTCAGTGAAACAATAAAATTCACAGAGAAACAAATTAATGAAATGATTAAGGCTTGTACAGATGTTCAATTACCTGTAGTTAAAGAGATATTTGATGTCCGTGATAGCTGGGAAGATATTAAAACTGTAGAGGATGCAACTAACAAACTAGGTGAAAAAGATGAAGATGTGATCCAGCTTAGAAAATTAGAATCTGTAGATGGCTTAGCAGATTATATTTTAAATAATCAGATAGCTATTGTTGTAGCTAAAGCTTTAAATGATGGATGGGTAGCTAATTGGGATGATCACAATGAATACAAATATTATCCTTGGTTTTATTTGGGTAAAAACTTCCGCTGCAATAGTTGCAACGGTTGGAATTCTAACTCGGATGCATCTTCCCGCCTCTCACTCAAGTCTAGCGAATTAGCAATATATGCTGGAAAACAATTCAAAGACGTATATGAAAAATTTATGAATTAAAACAATAAAGGCCTAGTTTTCAGATGAATATTCCCTTCCACTACAATAATTACAACAATTGGAATTCTAACTCGAATACATCATCCCACTTCTATTTACTAATATAGAAAACAAAAACCTTACCTCTTGGTAAAAAATAAAGAATTTAAAAGCTCATTAGTAAAGGAATTGAAAGTGAGCTTATATAAAGAGAGTTACAAGCCTATGAAAAGAGTTGGTAATTTATATCAAAAAATAATATCAATAGATAATTTAAAAATAGCAGATAAAAAGGCCAGAAAAGGTAAAAGTAATCAGTATGGAGTAAAACAACATTTAAAAATAGAAATTGAGAATATAGAATCTTTATACGAACTACTGAATCATAATAAGTTTATCACCTCTAATTATCATAAATTTGAAATAAATGAAGGAAAGAAACGAACAATAGCTAGATTACCGTACTATCCAGATAGAATTGTACATCACGCACTAATTAACTATTTAGAGCCTTTGTTTGTATCAGTGTTTACTTCCGATACATATAGTTGTATTAAGAAAAGAGGAGTTCATAAAGCATCTTACAATTTAAGAAAAGCTTTAAAAAATGTACCAGATACAAAATATTGTTTAAAACTAGATATTAAAAAATTTTATAATTCAATAGATCAAAAAATATTAAAGAGCTTACTCAGAAAGAAAATAAAAGATGTAATGTTATTGAATATGTTAGATGAAATAATAGAATCATATGACGAAGGTCTTCCTCTAGGTTCTTTACTTTCACAATTTTTAGGTAATTACTATTTAACTTATTTTGATCATTGGATTAAAGAAGAATTAAAAATAAAAAACTACTTTAGATACTGCGATGACTGTGTAATACTTGGTGATAATAAAGAAGATCTGCATGAAGTGTTTTTGAAAGTAGAAAAATATCTTAATAACTTAAATCTAGAAGTAAAAGGTAATTGGCAAATTTCCCCTGTTAAAGACAGAAGTATTGACTTTGTAGGTTTTCGGCACTACCATACGCATACATTGTTAAGAAAAACGATTAAAAAGAATTATATAAAAAGTAAAAACAAAGAACGTTGGAATGGGTGGTTAATCCACTGTAACTCATTAAATTTAAGAAAAAAGTATGAAAACAATGAAAATTAATGTACCTTCGGGTTATGAAATTGATCAAGAAAAATCCACATTTGAAAATATTGTGTTTAAAGAGACGGTCAAAAATATCAGAGAACGTATCCAGTCAATGAAGGATGTTTATGTATTAAATAATACTACTGAAGAAATATTTAAAAAAGCAGTAGAAAATTTAACTTCAGATGAGATAGGTTATAAAAAAGTAAAATTAATTGTGTCAGCTTATAATCAAGGAAAATTGCCAGATTTTAGTGATGGAACTTACAAGTATACTCCTTATTTCCAAATGAAGGAAAATGGCTTCCGCTACTATAATTGCAACGATTGGCCTTCTCGCTCGAATTCTTCATCCCGCCTCCTTTTTGTCGGCTCAGAGGCTAAAGAAAATATGTTAGACGCAGTTGAGAAATTTTTACCTGAATATAAACAATACCAATTAGGATAACATGAATCAAACATTTAAGAGAATCAACGAAGAAAGAGTATTATTCTTCGATTTAGAAGTTGCGAGAAAATCAAAGGAATTAGATGTAAACTCTAGAGAATTTGAGCTGTATCAAAAGAAAATCAGAAACAAAGAAACTGAGGAATTATTACCAGATTTAGAAGTGGTAGAAGAATATAGAAAAAAGGCTGCCTTAAAAATGGGCTACACAAAAATAGTTTCTATAGGTGTTGGTTTTATAAAAGGCGAAGAACTACATATTAAAGCACTTGAAGGGACAGAAGAAGAACTTATAGAACAATTTTGTAAAATAGCTAATAGTTTTGATTATGTTTGCGGTGTAAATATTTTAGGATATGACTTACCAATAACTGTAAACAATGGAATGAAATATTTTGATATGACGGAAATTCTTTCAGATCGTTTTATTACTTCTGGGAAAAAGCCCTGGAATTTGGATAGAGTATTGGATCTTATGGATATATTTAAAGGTACACACTACTCTAACAGCTCTTTAGATGAATTATGTTTTCATTTTGGTATAGAGTCTCCAAAGTCAGATTTAGATGGCTCTAAAGTATCAGAAGAGTATTGGACGAATGGTATTGTAAAAATAAATAAATATGTAAAACAAGATGTTTTCGCTAGTGTTAATTTATTTAAGAAAATGCGTTTTGAAAAAGTATTTGAAGATTTTATTGATAAGAATGGCAATGATAACTTCGAAATTAAGAAAAATGCAATATCTAAACTATATGATAATAGTAATTTCCCTAAAGAATTAAAAGAAGAGTTTATTAAGTCTTTAGTTAACTTAACAGATGAAGATAGAGAAAATTCTAAAAAGATAATTTTGGCTCACTATCAGAAAAAAGGAGATAAAGTTGCAATAAAAAAGGAAAAAGAAAAAGAAGTTAATGATTTTATAAATTCAATTTAATGATAATTTTACCAGGCCAGTATACAGAAGGAATTTGGAAAAGAGGGGGTTCAGTCCCACAACATGAAAAATACATAGGAAAATATTATACCAGTTGGTCTAGTATAGAATCTTTTAATGATAAGTCAGGTTTTAATACAGGTTTATTAGGGGAATTTGAGTACATTTTAAACAAATTTTCTGGTATTAAGTTTCCCGATCTCGGATGGGGTCAGTATGGTAGTGAAACAGAGGCTTATATTACATTAAGAGATCGGGAAGATTTATCAGATATTGACGAGAAAGTACAACAAGAATTTAAGGACGCCATAAATAATTTCTCTGATAAAGAAAAAAAGCTATTAAATCAAATACAACCCTTAGGCGTTTTTCAAACCGAAATATGTTATTATATAGAAGAGATTGATATAATATTACTTGGTTATGTAGATGATCACTCTCCTATTGTAGATGGAAAAATTAAAATGTTACGCGATTATAAGACTAAATCGGAATCTTCTAAAAAAGATTTACATGACCCAAAAAAGCATCAAATTGAGGGCTATGTGTTGGGGTTTAATCAGGAAGGCTATGAAGTAGAGAATGCAGAATATTGCATAATTGAACGTAATGGTGGTAGAGAGTGTATGCAAGGAGGAGGAAGAGAATCTTTATCAGTGGGTGATAGAATTTGGTATGAGAAATATAATTGGGACGAGGCCAGATTAAAAGTTACACACCAAATGATAATTGATACTGCTAAAAGAATTTCATCCTTATATTCTACATATAAAAAATACTTCGTTTAATCTTTGGTTAATTAAAATAATAGTTGTAAGTTTGCAACTGTTTCTAAACCCTTTTTTCGCGGAAATAATGAATAGTAATGACAACTTTGAATTTAACACGTACGAAATAGTGATTTTTTTTATTTTGTTCGTTACAATAATACTAATTTTAAATTAAAATAATTATGGCACAATGGTACGACGAAGATATGCCTGGTCAAGAGTGTCCTTATACAAGAGATAACAGGATAGCGATGGAAAATTACTTTGAAGGTTTAAATTCTAAGGTTAATCAAGAAGAACCAAAAGTTACTCCAGAAATAGGCTCTAAATGGAGACATTACAATGGAATTCCATACACTGTTTTACATATAGCAAATGTAGGGGGTTCAGATAAATATCCAGAAACAGTTGTAATTCAAGGAGCTAATGGAAAAGTTTGGACAAGAGTTTTATCAGATTGGTATAGAAGTTTTAAATTAATATAAAATTATGCAGAAAGAAATTATAAGAATTACCACAATATCTCTAGATGAAGATACTCTTTTCAATGATATAAATGAAGTTATTAGTTATTTAAATAGGATAAAATCTCAGTATAAAAATGGAGAAACTATTTATTTAAATCAGGGGTGGTTTGGATATGAAGACAATTATTTTGAAATTGTAGTTCAAAGACAAGAAACTGATGAAGAGTGTTTAGCAAGAGAAGAAGAAGCCAAACGTGAAAAAATCCGCGAAGAAAAAAGATTAGAGGCTGAAGAATGTAAAAGAAAAAAGGCCGTTCAACAAAAGATAGATAATTTAAAGAAACAGTTATGAAAGGAATATTTGTAAGATTCAATTTAGAAAATGAAGATTGGACAGATGAGGAATACGAAAATCAAGAGGAAAGAGAGATATTCATCCCGATTTCAGTATTAAATGATCACATCAGAGACGCGCTTAATCTGGATAGAAAAGAAAGTGTAGATAATATTTGGCAAATAAAAGAAGTACAATGACAACATACAAAATTATAGAAAGTCCTCCATACGATAAAGATGCTCCTAATACTTATTGGATTAAAAGAGAATTTAAACTGTTTGGTTTTACTTTTTCTTGCGGCGTAATAGGTGATTATAAAATGGATGACGACTACGGATATATGGGGCAAATGCCTTTCTTTGATAGAGAATCGGCAACTGCTCGTTTTAGGTCTTTGACCGCGAAAAAAAGATTAGAAATATTAAAAGAATAAAATATGTACACGAGAGATGGCGGATTAATTTTAAAAGACGGAGTTGTATTATCTACAGTTGAAATAGTAGATTTATTAAATAAACTTCAAAAAGTAAATGACAAGTGGTACGCTTTAGAAGAAAAAGTAGCCAAGTATTATGAACAACCAGATTATGGATATGAGGATGATTGGGAATATGATGAAGAGGAAGGTAATTTATGTGATATTGGGCAAGACTGCGCAATTGCGTTTGGATATTTATAAACTTAAAAACAAATAAAATGAAAATAATTGAAACACATGAGTATAATAACTCAGATCATGATGATGCTTCACGTGTAGAAATAGAATTGATAACGGATGAAGGAAAATATAATTTATCTCTAGGAGAATCTGAACCTGAAGATAACTATCTGTTTAGAGATTTAAATGATGTTTATTTTATATCTGATTTAATTCAGAAAGCTTATGAAGCGGGAAAAAGAGGAGAAATATTTGAATACGAGTTAATAGAAGATAAAGACAATGAATAAAACATTTCAAAAACAAAGCACAATTAGTTTAGACTCTTCTCATCATTTAACGAGCGACGGAGATAATGGAATAATTTTAACCTTTCACGAAATAAGAGAGCGAGAAAAATTAGAAACAAAGAACGGTAAAAAAGTAAAGTCAGGTAAGACAGAGGAGTATTTATATGAAGGAAAACTCTATTTTACTAGAATTGTCAGCGCTTTAAAACACTTTGTAGACAAAACTCAAAATGAATCAAAAACATTAGAAGAGCTAATTTCAAAAGTAGATTATAATACTAAACTTTTAGAGCGTTTAGACAGAGAATTTAAGCAGTTTGATTAAAATTAAGTAGTTTGTATAAGTAGTATTATATTCTTATATTTGCATTCAAGACAGTGGATAGTTTTCTGCTGTCTTTTTTATTCGCCGAATTTTAAAAATTATAAATAAATGAGTATTTTCGAAGAGAGAAGGAACTATAAACCTTTTGAATATGTAGGAGCCATAGAGTTAATGGAAAAAATTAACCATACCTATTGGCTACATTCTGAATTAACTTTCAATGCCGATAAGTCTGATTTTTTGCAATTACCTTTACATGAACGAGAAGCTGTAAGAAGAAGTTTATGTGCAATTTCAACTATAGAAGTAAAAGTAAAAAATTTCTGGACGCAATTAGGTGATCATTTTCCTAAACCTGAATTTGCAATGTTAGGAGTGACTGCGGGAGAGTCTGAAATCCGTCATTCTGAGAGTTACAGTAGATTGTTAACAGTTTTAGATTTAGAACAAGACTTCATAGATTCACTAACGGTTTTACCTTTACAAGGAAGATTTGATTATTTAGAAAAATACTTAAAATTATCTCCTCATAATTCAGATAAAAGAAAATATATTGTTAAGTTAATTTTATTTTCGGTATTAATAGAAAATGTGAGTTTATTTAGTCAATTTGCAACTATTATGTATTTCTATCGCCAAAAAGGGATAATGAAAGATATTCGAAATATTATTAAATGGACTTCTATTGACGAACAATTACATTTTAATATTGGAGTTTATATAGTTGGAATATTAAGGCAGGAACATCCCGAATTATTTGATGAAGAACTGGCAGATATTGTTAGAAAAGCGTGTATAAAATCTGTAAAATATGAAGAAAATATTTTAAATTGGATTTTTGAAGAAGGAGAATTAGAAAACCTATCTAAAAAAAATCTTCTTTATTATATGGAGAGTAGGGTAAATGATTCCATGACTTCTATGGGATTTAATAAGATTTTTGAAGAAGGGAGAGATTTAAGTAAAACTGATTTCTTTTTTGAAGAGGTATTTGCTGACAGTATGGATGATTTTTTCTGTAATAGGCCTGTAGATTACACATTAGGAGATAAGAGTATAACAAGTGATGATTTGTTTTAATATATAAAAATAGTAAATGGAAGTTAGTAAGTATTGGTGGTTAAATGAAGAAAGTTCGGATATGCTCGAAAGAGGGTATTTATTAAAAGAACAAACAGTTGAAGAGAAGTTAAATTTAATTTGTACACATGCAAGTAATATTCTTAAACGGCCTGATTTAAAAGACAGGTTTGTAGAGGTTTTTGAAAATGGATGGGCGAGTTTAAGTTCTCCTATATGGGCAAATTTTGGAGAACAAAGGGCTTTACCCATTTCCTGTTTTTCTAGTTTTATCCCTGACAGTTTAAGTGGAATATACTCTTCTTTAAAAGAAGTAGCCATAATGACACAACAAGGAGGAGGAACAGCAGGTTATTTTGATTTAAGACCTGTAGGTGCAAAAGTTAAAGGTGGTGCTACATCTTCAGGAGCAATGAGTTTCATAGGGTTATATGACTCAACAATTGAAGTTGTAAAACAAAATAATGTAAGAAGAGGTGCTTTTGCTGCTTATATGGAAATTGACCATCCAGAAATTAAAGATTTTCTAGAAATAAAAGACAAAGGGCATAAAATGCAAACCCTAAATACTGCTGTAAATGTTTCAGATTTATGGATGGAAGAAATGATTGCAGGGAATAAAGAAAAAAGAGATGTTTGGGCTTTGGTTTTGAAATCCAGAAGAGAAAAAGGAATTCCTTATATTAACTTTACAGACAATATTAATAAAAGCAAACCGCAAGTTTATAAAGACAAAGAATTAAAAATATACCAATCTAATCTTTGTAATGAGATATTTCTTCCAACAAGTCCAGAAGAGTCACTAGTTTGTTGTCTTTTATCTATGAATGTTTATACTTATGATCAATGGAAAGACACAAATGCTGTGGAGTTAATGGTTTATTTTTTAGATGCTGTAATGCAAGATTTTATTAATAAAGCAGAAAATGTAGAAGGAATGGAACGTGCTGTAAGATTTGCAAAAAAACATAGAGCTTTAGGATTAGGAGTTTTGGGTTATTTTTCTTATTTGCAAAAAAATAGTATTGCTTTTGAATCTTTTGAGGCGCAACAATTTAATACAAAACTGTTTAAAGAACTGCAAGAAAAAGCAATAAATGCATCAAAAAAACTAGCTAATGAGTACGGAGAGCCTGAATTATTAAAAGGCTATGGTATGAGAAATACAACTTTAATAGCTTTAGCGCCAACAACTAGTTCAAGTAGTATATTAGGTCAAGTGAGTCCAAGTATTGAACCACTAAAATCTAACTATTTTGTGGCAGGACTAGCTAAAGGAAGTTTTCCTAGAAAAAATAAAGAGCTGGAAAAAATACTAGAGTTAAAAGGAGAAAATACTCCAGAAGTGTGGAAATCTATTGCTACGAATAGAGGATCTGTACAGCATTTAACCTTTCTATCAGATCATGAAAAAACTGTTTTTAAAACGTTTGAAGAAATATCTCCGTTATCTGTTATTCAACAAGCAAGTGCAAGGCAACCATACATCTGTCAAGGTCAGAGTTTAAACTTATTAATACCTAATGAAGTAGAAATAAAACAAATAAATTCCTGGATTATAGAAGCTTGGCGATTAGGTATTAAAGGCCTGTATTATCAAAGAGGAACTTCCATTGCAAAAGATGCTGTTTTAAAGATGTTGGAGTGTAACATGTGTGAAGCTTAAACCAACCAAATCCTCCAATAAAACGGGGGATTTTTTATTTTAGGTAAAGTTTTTACAAAAAAGCTTGTGAGATAAATAAATTAATTGTAAGTTTGCAAAGTACAAATTGAAAACACAAATAAATATATGGAAAAATGTCCTGAATGCCAGTCAGAAGTGATTACAAATGAAGCTTTAGAAATGTGCGATGAGTGTTGGGAGAATGTTATGAATGCTTGCATACCTAGAAATTATAAAAAATAAGAGATATGAAAAAATACACGATCATTTATCAAAATGGCCACATAGTCAGTTTACAATATTTGAAATGTGAACCTTCAGCTATTTTAGAAGAGATAGGAAAATGGACAGATGTTACAAATGTATGGTTTTTATTAGACGGCCATTGTAAACAAACAAAAGATTAATATGACATCATTAGAATTAATTAGACAAGACGAGAGTGGAGTTTATTGTGAACAAGATATAGCTTGGATGCTTATTAAATTTGCAAAATATCATGTGGAGAAGGCTTTGAAAGAGGCTAGTGAAAATGTTAGGGCAAGAACAAGAAAAGATGTTGATTATCTAGATATGAATGACGATTGGAGAGAGGTAGATAAAGACTCTATTTTAAATGCTTATCCACTAGAAAATATTAAATAATGACAGACCAAGAACAACGGAAAGCAAACATTACTTTCGTTAAAACAGTTGTAGTAACATTAATCATATTAGGAATTATAATTTGGCGCATAAATACAGTAAAATAACGAAAGAATCTGTTTTAAAGCTTTTTTCGCGCGAAAAACAAGTAATAAACAGAAATTACATAGCAAAACAATTAAACTGTTCTGTATATAGCGTAAGAATAGCCTTAGAGCAATTAAAAGACGATAATAAAATTAAATTAAGTAATCATGGATATATTAAAAACAATTAAATATTACAACAATCGCCCTGTATTAGTTTTACAAAAACATGAAGTAGCTGATTTTTATCAAATACTCGTAGATATCGAAATACAAGATATTGATTTAGATCATATCGCAGAATCTTTCAGAGGTTGTGATGCTTGTATGGTTGGTCATAAATCTACATGTTATTGCGACGAATCAGTTGCAAAAGCCTATGATGTTGTAGAGCGAATTATCGAGGATTATAAAATAAAAGATTCGCAATTATTTTATGTTCCAGCTAAAGATTTAAAAGATACTCCTTTCGAATGGAGAGAAAACAAAGGTCTTGTTGATAAAATTAAAGGAAATAAAGATGTTCTTAACGGACTGATTGATATTGTTGCCGAAAATAAGAGCTTGATTAAGCAACAAGAAAAACAATTGTCTGACAACAAATCAGAAATTTATAAGATGGATGCTATTGTTGAGAACAGAAAATCTTTAACTGAAATGGTAATTAAGGATTACGATAAATTAAAATCAGACATCGAAGAATTAGAGTCTAAAAAGGAATTAATTGTTGTTGATTCCGAGGTTAAAATTGAATATTCAGAGTATGAAAAATTACTAAAACGGGATGAAATACTCTCTGCTTTGGAAATTGGTGGAGTTGATAATTGGGAATGGTATGGTGAATCACTTAAAGGTATAAATGATGAAGAATAATACAAGAGAATTAAGTGAATTAGGCCAAGAAATAAGTAGAGATAAAACAGTACTTCTTCAAATAGCTATTGAATTAGGGTTATTAGAAGATAAATCACTATATCAATATGATTTTACAGATTATGGTATATGGGGAAGTAATGATTCTTATGCAATTATTTCACCAACACAAAATACTATAATCAGAATACCTAAAGATGTAAATGAGTTTGAAAATTTATCTTTTAAAATAGTAAAGAAATTAAAAGAACATGGATTTGATATTGGTAATTTAACACTATAAAAATGAAATACAACGAATTAGAACCATTAGTTATTCAATGGGTAAAAGATAAAGGAATTTTAGAGAAAGCTACTCCATTAGCTCAAGCACATAAGACTTTTGAAGAAGTACAAGAATTATTAGAAGCGGTAGATGCACAAGAAAATGATTATTATAAATTTACTAATAGTAAAGGTAAAGTTGTAAACACAAATGAAGAAATTTTGGATGCGCTAGGCGATATTCTTGTTACTATAATTATTCAGGCCGAAATGCAAGGACTTAAATTAGAAGATTGTTTAGAGTCTGCTTATAATATAATTTCTAAACGTACAGGAAGTATGCAGAATGGTCAATTTGTAAAAGACGAGTAGTATGAAAAAAGAAGTAACAGCTAAATTCACTTTGCTAGGCGATGAAATAAACGAAGCATTTTATGAAGTGTTTGTAAGAAAAATGAAGGGTGCTAATATTAATGCAGCATTCTCACCAAAAGATATAAAAATAGACTTTAATGATTTTTTAGAAGTGTCACTAACAATAATAGAAGAAAAAGAAATAAACTGATATGTACTACAAAATAACGAACAAAGACTCAAAAGTGTATCAAGAACTCCACGCTTTGAGAACTAAAGAATTAAAAATAGAGGAAGATAACATTAAGGCTATTGAAGAAAAGACTGGAATGACTTGGGATAATAGTTTTGGAAATCATGGCCAACAAACTTTTAGACGAGTTTCTTCTTATCAAGGATTTGAATTTAAAGAGACTGAAAAGATTGATCCTAAGATTTGGAAACAACATAAAGAGCATGCAGAACTATATGTTCCAAATACAAAAACTAAGCTTGGCCGAGAAATGCAAGAATTTCTAAATAACGGATTGCAAGGAAGTAGATATGATACAGTTATTAAGATTTTAGATTTACAAAAATTAAGAAGATTCACTTTTCCTTTTGTAGAAATTGTTGATGATTTAATTATTGTTTTTCTTGGTGATGATCATGAACCTAAAGATGAAAACGTAATAGAAATAACTAAGAAAGAGTTTCAAAGTTTAAGAGAAGAACTTGTTATTGTATAAATATGAAAGAAATAACCACATCAGAATTAAATATAACAGCTTACCAAAGAAATGCCATTGCTGTTGAAAGAAAAGATAATATTTGTATTGCTATTTTAAATACAGGCATAGAGGTAAATATTGTTTGTGAGACATCTAAAGATGCAAGTGATGTAGCTAACACAATACTATATTATCCGACAGAAAAGGATAACTCAGCACATGAGTTTAGATTTAAATTCACCATAAAAATATTCCCTTAAATGAAAGCCTTTAAAATAAAAAACCAATACGATCTATTTAGTACAGGAGGTAATAACCCCAGATGGACTAAAAGAGGTAAAACTTGGGGCAGTTTTCAAGCTTTAAAATTACATTTAAGACAGTTTTGCAGTAATAGAAAGTATGATGTTATTGATGGTAATTTTAGAGGTTATGATTTGTGGGAAAATAATATTGATTCTACGTGGGTTGTAATTGAATTATCAGAGGAAGGCCTTAAAGAATATTCGGCAAAAGAATTATATAAACCAACAGAAGAGGAACCATGAGTTATATAAACTTAAACATATTATTATCCAGAAATATCAATCTAGAACAGTTGTGTGTAATACAATTAGCAAAACAAGCCAGAATAGAGGATGTTTCTGCCGTTCTAAGTGATCATAGTCTTTTAGTAGAGTACTTGGTTGAAAAAAAATATTTAGAGGTTATAAAGGGCAAAAAAGAGCAAAGTTATTTTCAGAAGATTCGAGCCACAAAAGAAGCAACAGAATTTCTTGACTTAGTAAGTACTCCTATGGTGACTGATGGAGACGTTCAGCTATATCAGTACCTATGCGAAATGTATTTGAATGAAGATGCTACCAGAGCTTTAGGAAATAGGAAGGCAGGTTTGAGGTATTCTTCAGAATTTAGACAAATCATGGGTTTCAGTTTACATGAGGCCTACTACCTCTACGAAATGTTTATAAATAATGTAAATTTTACCAAGGTACTCGAGTATATATTCTTTTCGAAAAAAGATAATCCTTATGGTAAATTCAAAGACAATTTAGAAAGCTCTAAGATATATCAGTTTTGGATGGATAATGAACATGAAATCAGAGACTATTGGTCACAAAAAATAAAAGAGTAAATGAGTGAATTGCAGTTAGACCCCCGAATAAAAAGAGCAGGACAATTAGCAACAGAGGCCTTTAGCTATTTAAATAAACTCCAACAAGGCGACAAACAGTTGTTAAGAACTGGTGATGAGTCTATTGATTGTCATATTACAGGGCTACTACCTTCTGATTGTATTTTATACGCGGCCAATAGTGGGGTAGGTAAAACAAAAAAACTGTTTGACACTCTTGATCAGATTCTGGATGAAAAAGTAAATCCTGGCGCTAAAAATATTAAAACATTAGAATTTCAATTAGAGATGAAGTTCTTAAACAGAATTTTGAGGGATACTAATAAGCTAACATCTAAGAATAAAAGTAAAATTCTAACAGAAGAATTCACAGAAGAGGAAAAAGAGATAGTAAAGAGATATTATGAAAATCTTCAAGATGATAGGAGATATATATGTGAGGAATCTATTACTACTAAGGAATTTTATGAAATGACTAAAACTTTTTGTAAAATAAATGTAGATTCAGATGCTCTTGTAATTTGCTTAGACCACGTTTTACTTTTAAAGAAAGAAGATAAATTTGAAGATCCGTTAGAAGCTTTAACAAGTTATATAAATGAATTAAGGAAGGAATTTAAAAATGTTTATTTTATACTTTTGTCACAGATGAATAGAGGGTCTTTAGTTAACATTAAAGATAAAGATAACTCGATGATTCCTACAACAGCTATGATTTATGGTTCATCTCATTTTGAATTTTTATGTTCCTATATTGTAGTTTTAGTCGATCCGTTCAGATTAGGTGTGAGTAGTTATTTAAAAGTTACTCCAGATAGGTATGATTGGTTAAGTGAATTTATGCAGGATGGAGATAAAAACGGTAAAGTAAGTTTTGATACGCTAAGTAATATTTTTGAATTTGTACTTAAAACAAGGGAATCAGATACTCCTTATAAGAATCTATTCATTCGTAAAATGGATTTAACTAAAGATCAATTAGATAAAATGAAGCAATCTGTCGCGGAAACAAAACCTACAATAAGCTTTTCTACAAATACATTACCATCATTCAATACTGTTGATTTCACTGTAGAGAAGCCGTTGCCACAAATCTCACTTAATGACGCTTTTGATGTTCCTGATACTAAGAAATCTGAGGATCCGTTCTAAAAATCTTCTGTTTTATTTGTTTTTGCCGAAAATATATTGTAAATTTGTTGAAATAAAATTATAATTATGAGAAAAACAGTATTAAGACTTTTAATTTTTGCATTACTAGTTATTATATTATTGGTAATTAATTTGCAAGTATTTAGAAGTGAGATTCCAAGTTTTACGATCATTACACTCTTGGGAAGTGTAATTGGATTACTTTATTTTCCCTACAAAACATTTTTTAAAACCAAACAAAATTAAAATGAAGAAATTATTTATTATTGGAATTGCTATTTTAGGATTAACTTCTTGTAACCGTCCAGAGCCAAACTATGAAGGAGTTTTGATGACAGATTATGGAAGAAATGGATTAGAATCTTTTAAAACTGTAACTGGTGCTCAGGGGCCGCTAATGCCAGGATCTGAATTATACCAAGTTCCTATGTTTGAACAGAAAGCAGATTGTGATGCAGTGAGAGTTTCAGCTAAAGACGCTGGTATTTTTACAGTTGATCCTAGCTACACTTACAATGCTACTAGAGGGCAAGCACCATCAATTGTTTTAAATTACAAACACTTAGGTAAAGGCGAGGATTTCTTAAAAAATGTGGAGAGTAATACTTTAGACAAGTTAGTGACAGACAGTTTTAGAGAAGAAGCGAGAAGCTATACAACTGATAGTTTAATGAATAACTTAGGCTCTTTTGAAAAAGCTGTTGAAACTTTATTGGCCGAAAAGTTTAAGAAAAAAGGGTTTACTTTAAACACTCTTACTTCAGGTCTTACTCCACCTAAATCTATGGCAGACGCTATTGAATCAAGAAATAATGCTATTCAAAAAGCCAATCAAGTGAGAAATGAACTTGAAACATCTAGAATGTATCTTGAAAAAGCTAAAATTGATGCGGAAACTAATAGAATGAAATCTAGCGGTTTAACTAGAGAAGTTTTACAACAGCAATGGATTGAAGCTATTAGAAACTCTAGAAATAAAGTAATTATTACTGATGGCCGTACACCTATTATTTTAGGACAATAAAGTAGTATTCCACTTTTTAGGAATTAAATTCATTATTACACTTTTTTGATTAAGACAGAATGAGGAGAAATCTTTGTTCTGTTTTTTATTTTCTGTTGTTTTATTCTTTTTTCGCCGAAATTCTTTGGTATTATAAAATAAAATTGTAGATTTGTAACAAAATATAAAATTATGGAAAATATAGGACAAGCTAGATATGGAATTATAGACTCTGGAATATTTGGATTTAGAGTAATAAGCGGTATAATAACAGGTGTACAGTTTACGGAAGAAGAGCCAATATATGAAATTTCATTCGGTAAAAATAAATGGAATACAAGTAAGATTTTTGATAATAAGGACACTCTATTATCTGCTTTAAATATCACATCCCTAGAGAGAATCAAGGAAACACATGGATTAAAAATTAAATACAATCAGTAATATGGCTTTATTAGAGATATTGAAAAGACAAAACGATAAATTAAAACAAAAAATAAAAGAGCAGAATAAGATGGTAAAATATTATCAAGAGAGAAATAATAAAAGTTTAAGAAAGATCTTAGAATTACAAGAACAGTTAAGGTTATTAGGTAAGAAGTTTTAAATTAAGGCTTACTCTAAAATTAAGTTGTTTGGTGAATGGGTATTATTTTTGTATATTTACAGCTTTAAAATACGAAGTAAAATAGATTTTCATTTCTACCACAACGAAATCTCCAACATAAAAGATTAAACCTCTTTGTAAGTGTAATTTGGAATTGAACGTGTGGTAGCGTTTAGTTCCATTTTTATTTTACGGGAGGTTTTTCATTTTAATTCTTTTTATGGCAAAAACATTCAAAAATATTATAGTTGGTATTTATAAAATAACTTCTCCTTCAGGTAAAATATACGTAGGTCAATCTAAACACATTGAAAAAAGATTCTACGATTATCAAATAGCTAGGTGTGAACAACAAAGGAGACTTTTCAATTCCTTATTTAAGCATGGCTGGAAAAACCACATATTTGAAATAATAGAAGAATGTGACAAAGAAGAATTGGATTGCCGTGAACGCTATTGGCAGGATTTTTATGATGTTAAAAGCAGAGAAAAAGGTTTAAATTGTAAACTTACTGCATGTGGAGATCTAGTAGAAGAAAAAACAATAATTAAAATAAGAAATTTAAACCCTGATCATGTAGGTAAGGGAGTACTGAAAGGGGAGAAACACCCTAATTGGGGTAGAAAATATAGCGAATTTGAAAGATTTAAACTCTCAGTCTCTAAAGATAAAATAAGTGATGTTGATAAACTAGTATTATTAGATTCGTTTGTAGAAGGAGATTTGGAAAAACGTTATTCAGCGAGGAATAAAAAGCAAATTCAACTTAAACAGGAAAAGGAAATTCACCATAAATCAAAGATAATACTAGATACTAATACAGGAGTATTTTACTATAGTTTAAGAGAATTATGTACCCTCTATGGATTTAATTATCACACTTTAAAAAACAGATTGAGAGGGGCTTTAAAAAATAAAACTCCTTACATTTACGTTTAAATCTTTCATTTTTATGCACTCAAACATCAATTCTGTCCTTTATAGTCATCTGTACAACCAGGCTTCTTCATTTAATTTGGATGGGGATCGTTTGATAGCAGTTTATTGCATGTTAAAGTCGGCAAGAAAAGGTAAAGAGTCAATAAAAGCCACTAAGAAATTAAAAGGAATAGGATTAGTTAGTAAAGTTACAGGTATATCAAAAACAACTGTTTCTAAATATCTGTCTGTTCTTTTCTCTCTTGATCTAGTTTCTTTTAGCCGAAATGGGAGCTTATTATTCGCGGGAAATAAAAAATTAGAAACAAAATACAGAACTAAATCACGAAATTATAGAGTAAAATACCTAAGAGTAGTAATAGGAAAAAACATTGCAGAAACTGCTTTAAATTCCTATAGTATCCGACTACACGGATATATTGATTCAATAAACAGAAGAATAGACAAAAGCGAAACATCTACTAAACTTACATGCAAAACATATGATAAAGTTACGTTGAGTGTTAAAGGCTTCGGGTTGTTGAAATCGGCGCAGAAAAACAAGTTAAGCAAAGGAAATTATTGGAAACAAAAGCTTATTAAAGCTAAGTGTATTTACGCATCCAGACAATACCAATTCATAGACAACTGTTCTAAAGAAGAATTTAATTATATTAGATATTCTGACAATGACAGATCTTTGAGATGGGAAGCGGGTAAGATGTATAAAGAACTTTCTAGTTTAATTTCTAAAACTTTTATTAAAGGAGAAGTCCGCGCCAAAGAAATAACAAAAACAGATTATAAAAAGAAAGACTATCTTCAATTCGATATGATAGACTTCTGGAAAAATACATAGCTTGCATAAAGTTATTATTAAATATTTACAACTTCAAAAATGGGGTTGTTTTGTCGTATAATAAAGTGAAAACTATTGCACTATTTAAGCAAAAAATACTTTATTGCATCATATAAACAAAAATAATCAACAAAAAGCTTGTAGGAATCAAAAGTAATACTTAGATTTGTCAAAAATAAGATATTATGAAAGTAGCTTCATTAATAACAACATATAATAAATGCCGAAAAAGTGACAAAGCAACTAAATTTGAAAAAGACTTTATAAGTAGTTTAGTGAAGAATGCTCCTAAATACTGCTCTCCAAGACTTATACCTAATGATATTTTTCACTTAGCAAATAGAAATAATAAACTGAAATTTTCTGAAAAACAAATGGACGTTTACAATCAAATAAAAGAGAAGTACAATCCAGACAGTACTGGTGAAGACTTATATCATAAATACTCAAAAATATTTAGAGATAAAAGTATAGAGTTAGATAGTTTTGATACACGACACTTGGAAACATTCAAAGGTATCATGAAAGAGTCTGAGAACTTTTTAAAGTGGGTTGAGGGTATAGTGGTCTAATTTCCGCGAAAAACAAATAAAAACAGTTTTTTCTTGCACAGTAAATAAATACATTGTAGATTTGTAGAAACAAAATTAACATTATGAAACCAGAAAAAATATTGAAGAAAGTTTTCGAAAAGTATAAATTTGCAGATTACCCATTTAACAGTACTTTAGATGCAACATTAGAAGCTATGGAAGAGTATGTAAATTACAAGATAGATAAAATATTTAATGAATCTATTAATGTTAAGCACTTTCAAGATCAGCATAGGTTCATAAGCCTTAGTGAATATAAAGAGGAGATTTTACAGCAGATTAAAAATAAATAGATATGAAGACAGTAGTCAAACAAATACTAGATAACAGAGATAAGAATTTCGACGCAAATAAATTTATAAAATGGCTTGATGAAAATAGACACAATCTATTACATTTAGAAGAGATACAGTTCAATAATGCTTACAATTCAGGAGTACAGGATAGGATTATGGATGTAGTTAAAATTAATAATGAATATTATAGCGAAAATTATCAACAATGACACCACAACAATTTTTAGAAAGTAAAGGAGTACAAGACTTATCCGAACCATTTTCAGCTTCAACTATAGAAGTGTTTTTAGAAGAGTATGGTGATTTAGTCCTTTCTGTAGCGGCGCAAAAAGCTGAGGTAAATGTAAAAGATTATAATGACTATGAAGTTGACAAGAAAAGTATATTAAACTGTTTAAAAGATAAATAACTATGACACCAATAGAGAAATGGATTAACACTTACAAACATCTTGAATTAGATAATGAAGCAATGAGTATTTATGAAGATGAGTATGTAAAAAATTATAGTGGGTCATTAGATAAATTCAGAGCAATGTATTTCCAGACATTTGTTGATATAAATACACAACCACTTAAATCTGGCGACGAAATTTATTATGTTTTTGGAAAAAGTTTAAGCAGAGGGATTATTGAAAAAATAGACGCTTTTCAGATAGGTAAATATCTACCTAGAATCAAGATAAAAGGGAAGAAGAACTTAGTTTGGTCTAATCAAATAGTTAAAATATGAAAAAGATTGTGAGTAAATTAGTAGAATGTGGTTATTCATTTGAATATGAGAACCGTAATAGTAATGGAGAGAAAGTTACAGTGTATGATAATGGACTAATTATAGATAATTATCAAGGCCATGTTACTTTTGACTATGAAGGAGAAATGGAAGGTTCTGATGAAAGTGATTCTGTTTACGATTATTATTGCGCGAAAATAGAAAAAATAAAGAAATTATAATGAAAGATTGGTGGCAAACAGTAAATAAAGAAGACCCATATTTATGCAAGCTTTACAGTGGTATGTTTGGCACTCACGAAAAAAGGATCGCACAATTGTATATGATTAGGAAAGGATTTAATTTCGCGCAAAAAAGATGAAAGATAGAGAATACATATTATGTGCAGCAGTTTGGTATAAAGAAGTAGAACCAAGAGCAACTAGTAGACCTATAAATACTCCAGGGGGAGTTGTACTATGTGGATTTAGACATGGAGATGTTATTTCACAGATTTCAATATTAACAGGAAAACGTCAATTTGAATTGGGTGATCACATTCAAGGCTTTCTGACAAATAAAAATAGATTTGTTGACAGAGAAGAAGGAGCTAGGATTTTTATAGATAATGGTGGAGAAGTAAAATATTCAAAGACTAAATTATTTTCAGAAGATTTGTATTAAACATAAAATTATGAGAACACCAGAAGAAGTTAATAAAGACATTGAAAAACTTAAGAAAGAGTTAGAAGAATCTAAAAATTACCATCAATGGACAAAACTAACAGATGATAGTACTAGAGAGAAAATGATCGGTTTCTTTAATATAGGAAATACAGAACTTATTTTATTCCATTTAAATAACGGTAAACTTTTACAATACCGTCACGTTTGGTATGGAACATGGTTAATAAATAAAAATTATGATGGTAGAAAATAAAGGAGTAGAGGTATATGATATTGAGACGTTAAAAAACTGTTTCACTTACACTGGAATTAACAGAGATACTAAAGCAGTAATTAAATTTGTTATTTGGGGAGAAGTAAATGATTTAGAAAAACTATTACTACATTTATCTTTACTTAAAGGTCAAATCGGTTTCAACAATATTAATTTCGATTACCCTGTTCTCCATTATATAATCAAAGAAAAGAAAAAACTGTTAAAATTAACAGGAGATGAAATTGCTAAATTAATTTATGCAAAAGCTCAATCTGTTATCAGTCAAGAATATTCTGCTGTAAAAGAAGCTGAAGTAATTATTCCACAATTAGATTTATTTCGTATCTGGCACTATGACAACAAGGCCAGGATGACAGGATTAAAGAAGCTCGAGATAGCAATGTATTATCCTAATGTACAGGATATGCCTTACTCACATGATCAGGAAATTACAAGTTGGTCGCAAGTAGAAGAGATATTAGATTATAATGAAAATGATGTTTCGGCCACGCAAGCATTCTATGAATTAACTAAAGATAAGTTAGATTTAAGAAAAGGATTAAAAGAAAAATATGGCTTAGAATGTTTAAATTATCCAGATAGTAAAATCGGAGAACAGTTGATGTTAAAACTGTATTGTCATTATACTAATCAGGATGAACAAGTAATCAAGAGAAAGAGAACTTTTAGAAATCTATTTAAATTTTCAGAATGTATTCCTGACTATATTAAATTTACTACTCCAGAATTCAATCAATTATTAGATTACATTAAAAGTATTGAAGTAACAGAACTTAAAGAATCTTTTAAATATGGATTCGAATATAATGGTTTTACTTTTGACCTAGGAACAGGCGGAATACACGGATGTATTAAGGCAGGAGTTTACGAAAGTACTGATAATGAGATAGTTGTGGATGCAGATGTTGCTTCACTTTATCCAAGCCTCGGTATTACTTTAGGTTTATATCCAGAACATTTGGGAGATGTTTTTTCTAAAATATATGAAGATGGAATTGTTAAACCAAGATTAGAAGCCAAAAAGAATAAAGATATGGTGATGGCTGATGGTTTCAAACTTTCGGCCAACTCAGTTTATGGAAAATCTAACAGTCAATACAGTTTTCTTTGTGATCCGCTTTATACTTTGAAAACTACTCTTGCTGGTCAATTAGCTTTATGTATGTTATCTGAAATGTTAATAACAAGAGTTCCTGATTTAATTATGCTCCAAATCAATACGGACGGTTTGACAGTTAAAATTCCTATAGAACATAAAAGACTTTATTGGGAAATTTGTCAAGAATGGGAGAAACAGACTAATTTAGTATTAGAATATGTTGCTTATTCACAAATGATCATCAGAGATGTAAATTCGTATATCGCCGTAACGCAGAAAACTAATAAGGTTAAGTATAAAGGTGCTTTTAAGCCAAATTCAGAGATGATAAAGGATGGGGAATACCATAAGTCGTTTAGCCAAGGAATCGTTGCTCTAGCCGTCTCTAAATACTTTTTGGAAAATATACCTGTTGAAGATACAATTAAAGCACATGATAATATTTATGATTTCTGTAAAACTTTTAATGCTTCTCATGGATGGTCATGCGATATTTCAGATGTCGAATATAAAGATATTTCTTATTTAGAAGCTGTTCAGAAATTAACTGAAGCTGGATGGTATGAAGCACACACAGAAGGATTTTTTATACCTCCTAATGGTGGAAATATGGCGGGAATGCAATTATTAGAAGAAGGGAATAAAACCAAATTATATAAAAATGTCACAAAGCAACAGAAAACAAACAGATATTATATATCGACTAATGGTAAAACCTTCCGTAAAACAAAAGATGGGAAGATTATCGAAATTGAAGCTGGTGGAAATTTAGTAACTATTTTTAATAAATACCATGAGAAATCTATTAATGAATATTATATAGATTATGATTATTATATAAAAGAATGTTTTAAGATAATTCATATCATTGATGGCACAAATGAAAGATTAGAAATAGAGAGAAAAGAATTAGCTTTACAAAAGAAGAAAGATAAAGAAGAAGAAAATTATATTAAATTTTGCGTTGATAAAATACCCACAACACTTCAGTATCAATCTTACAATAGGGAATGGTTACAGGAGAAATACGGAATTCCTGGGGAAATAAAACCTTCTAAAACAAAAATCATATTACAGTAAAAATAATTAATTTGGAAAATTAAAATAAAAACATTATATTTGCAGAGTTAAATTACAGTTCCGAGATGTAGTTTAATTTTAAGAAACAAAAATATCCCCTGTTATTGTATTAGAGTCCTCGGAAAACTCTTTTACAGTGATGGGGATTTTTATTTTAAATTATGAATAAGCCAATAAAGACCCATCAACAGTTTATAACAGACCTTAACAGAGTACACCCTAATAGAGACTGGCAAGTAATAGGAGAATATGAACATAATAAAAAACCCTTATTATTAAGAGATAAATATGGAGATTGTTTAATACCTCCAAATTGTTTACTACAAAGATCTAAGCCTTCTGTAAAAACAGCTATAGATAAAACAGAATACACAATTAATAAATTTAAAGAACTTTGGGGAGATAGGTACGACTATTCTAAGTTTGTATATTTAGGTGCTCGAAAAAAGTCGATAATAATTTGTAAACTTCACGGTGAGTTTCCACAAGATGCTAACATGCATTTATCAGGAAAATGTGGGTGCCATAAATGTGCAAATGATGCAGTATCTTTAAGAGTTAGAAGTAATACCGAAGAGTTTATTGAGAAGGCAGTTAATAAATACGGAAAAGATAAGTTTTCTTTTAATAGTGCAATATATAAATCAGCTACCGAAGATGTGGTGATAACTTGTAAAGTACATGGAGATTTTGAACAAACACCTAATAGATTTTTAAATGGTCAAATTTGTACAAAATGTAGTTATAAAGAAAGCACAGCTAATTTTCACACATTAAAAAAGAAGAGAAACAATTGTATTCTATATGTTATAGAATGTTATAACGATGAGGAAAGATTTATTAAAATAGGGGTTACTACTAGGAATATAACCGCCCGATTTAAAGATAACTATGACATGCCTTATAAGTATACGGTACTTAGAGAATTCAGATATGCTAATATAAATGCGCCAGATGCAATTGAGACCCATCTTTTAAAATTTACAAGAGGCGCAAGTTATATTCCTAAAATAAAATTCAGCGGACAAACAGAAGCTAGGAACATGTGCATAAAAAGTACCTTATTAGACTTATTTGATGTTTATTGTGATGAACTATACTATATTGCTTTTATTAATTTCACTAAAGCATATTCGGGAGTTTTTGATGTAAGCCTACTAAACTCTGACAGTTATTCTAAATTAGAGATTGAAACAGTAATGAAAGGATATGAAATTCATAAAAATTTTGAAAATAAACAGCTTACTACTTGCACAGTAAATTAATATCATTTATATTTGCATTAAAATTAACTGTTTTTCACTCTTTTTGCGCGAAATTTAAACAAAAATATATGAAAATAGAATTAAATCAAGAAGTATTTTTAGTAGGTATTGGAAATATTGCACGGTATAATACACCCACTTACAACGCAACAGTTTCTAAAATAGGTAGGAAATGGTTTTATCTTGAAGTTCCCGAAGCATTCTATATTGGCCGAGATCATAAGTTTTCATTAGAAGATGGATTATGTGACGGGAAAGGTTACATGCCTGAATGGCAAGTTTATGAATCAGAACAGAATTATAAAGAGGAAAAAGAAATGCCAATCATAAGGAAAGAAATAATAGACAACCTGAATTTGTCCTATAATGATTTAGTTAAAGTATTAATTTTTATAAAAGAATTATAGTTATGAAAGAAAAAATAGAACAAAGATTAGCTGTCTACAAAGAAGAAAAAGAAGCTTGGGTAACTAAACAAAAACAGTATCGTTGGACAGCTAAAGAAAAAGAAGAGGGTTCTACTACTTATGGGTATTATCAGGAACAGGAAGTTATGTATACTAATAAGATATTGGAGTTGGAGTGGGTTTTAGAACTGTTTTCTAATTCTTTTTCCGCGAAATCCGAACAACCTCGATTTAATGCGCCAAATAAGGACGGAGTATATAAAAGAAATGATTCATTTGATATGTAAATTATGAACAAATACGAAAAAATAAGATTAACCTGCATATACTTAGTCCACCACTTGATATTTAACGAGGCAAAAGATTTAAGACATAGTGATGATAAAAGAGCAGAAGATTTAAAAAAGTGGGTGTTCCAGTATCAAGGAGACATGAACTCTAAAGTAATTGATTTATATTTAAAAAGGTATAAAAAGTTAGGTGTAATTCAATTAAATGATTTATTCAAAGAAGAGCGTACTAAAATTAGAGAAGCTGTTGGTGAATACTCCTGGTATCCAACTAATGTAACTTGTTGTGCTTCTTGTCACACTGGAACTAGCTCAACACCAATTGAAGAGATTATTGTTCAGCGAGAGAAATATGGAACTTTTATTTGTCATAATTGTGAAGATACTATTGATAATATTGACAATTACACTTTTACATTACTTAGCGAAAATGGTTTTTATAGAAATGAAGGATTAACAAGTCCAGATCGAAAATTACTTGGTTTTGGCGGTTCAAGATTTGTTATCAAGCACAAGAACGGTTCTGTAACTTTAACTAATGACTTAATCGGTACAAGATCTTTTCATAAATGTTTTTTGCCGAAATTAAAAGATAAAATCAATTGTGAGATAATTGGTATCAAAGATTTTAGGCCAAGCACTTTAAGTAAGATACTGACAGAAGAACAGTTGATAAATATCCAACCTCAAATTGAAAGAGCAGGGGAATTAGGACATACAATTGAGGAAGATAAAGAAGTTACTCGCCGACCTGAATTAATAAAATCTGTTGAAGTAGTTTTGAGTAAACTTACAAATGCAGAATTGGATGAAATACTAATTAAAACAACTAGTAGGTAATATGAAACTAACAGGACAATGCTTCGAAGCATTCAAACAGTATTGGAAAGATAAGAATATTGCTTTTTCTATCTTGGACTCTAAAATAGAAATTATACAACCTCCTTTTCAAAACGCATTATTTATAGACTTTTTTGATTCTCAGGATATTAGAATATGGGTGAGTTACAATGACTTCACTAAAAGAATGTTTGACGTTTATATAGATGATGAAAGGTTATTGGGTGCGTACTTAACAAGAGAAGAAGCTTTAGACGCAGGTATAGAAAAAGCTAATTATCTTTATAATAATTTATCGGAGAATGATAATAAAACTTTAAATAGCTTATGAGTGGGAATAATTTTAATCCAATAATGTTTTTCATAATACCTTTCTTTGTATGTTGTACAATCTTACTTTGGTTTAAGTATTTAAGTGCGGTATTCGTAGTTTACACAGAAACAAATAATAAAAAAGTTTTAAAGTATATGATTTTAACATTAATATCAGGTGCGATAACAGTTAAACTACTTATAAGATGAAAGCAATTGACATATATTTTCTAATATACGGATTTAACCAAGAAGATTACGTAATTTCTAATTATGATAACACTTGTATTCGCAATAAAGACTTATTCAAAGCTGGATACGAAGCTAAAAATGAATTGATTCAGAAACGTATTGATCAGATAACAACAGAAATAAAAGGTCTGGCCGATGGTTCTATGAAGACAAGTTTTAAACTTAATTCTCTACGCGCCGTTAAAAAAGAACTAAAAAGTTTGTTAGTCTCAGAATAAATATGTAAGTTTACAAAAAATAAATAATTATGAAACTATATTTTAGAAATGAAGATTCAACCAATGTAGAAACTATAGAAGATATTCTGCATGATGCAAAACTTGATGAATTAACGGAAGTAACTGTTTTAGAAGCACATTTGGATAATGATACATCAGAATATATTTGGTGTCAATTATATAATTGTGTAGAAAGATCCAATTGCAAAAAATCTTTATGTTCTTCTTATGAATCAACATCTGGTAGAGGGAAATGCAAAAACAAAGGCAATTTATATTTTCATGGAAATGAAGTAACATTTAAAGTAGAATAATTATGAAAACAGGGAATTGGGTTATTTTTAAAAATGAAAATTGGAATGTGTATAATTTATTGAAAAATGGTAATATTGTATTACATCCTGAATCAGATCAAGGAGTGAGTAGTGGATCGCTAATAGAAGTTAGTAGTAGTGAACTTAAAGAATTAACTGTATGCCATTAGGACAATCATTCTCACCAATACTAGAAGAAATAGCAGATGCTCTTTTAGAAAATTACGAAACAAAACCTGAATTCACTTTAGAAGGATTCAAGGCTGCACTCTATATCTTTCAATCTGCTTTGATGGATAAAATGTATACTCTTCAAACAAATGAAGACATTCCAAATGAAATTAAAATGGATATGGCTTTGAAGTTAGGAGAAGATTTAAGAGATTTAGTTAAGACATATTGTAATATTGATACTCATGAACTATACAGTTAATTGGCTATTATTTGGTTTGTTTTTAAACGCTTGCGCTTTCTGTCTTTTCGCGGAAAATCGATTAAGACCCAGGTTATTCAAAACTATATATGGTGATTGGATACTTTGGTTTACTTGGAGAGGTAAAAGAAAATTTTATATAATTTTTAAAGCTTAACGTTTATGGAAAAAATAGAACTTGGAATTGACTACCTTGAACCTTTACAGTTCATTGATCAAACACATGAGGTAACTTTAGATAACGGTTATGATGTTATTTTTAATATTACGGCTGAAGTTATTGTATCTGAAAATATTGGCGCAACTTTCTATGATGAAACTCAGAAGTCAATTGAAATCCTAAATTTGGAAATTGAGATTTTAGAGGTATATTTTGGGGAGGATTTAGTTACTCCTACTGACTCACAAGAAAAAGAAATAAAACAGCAAATTTTAGAAAACATAGAATAATGAAAGGAACTTGTTATAGAGCAGTGGAGAACCAAGACGGTACAATACAATTACATGATTTATATATTGATGATGGAACTCACCATAATAAACCTTGCTTAGTTTTCACCAAATCTGAATTCGAAGGTACTTGGGATAATGAAGACTACTTGATTAAGTTTTTTCGCGGAATAAAAAAGAATAAGAAAAAATATATTAAGGAACTAAAACAGTTTTGTAAGAGCGAAGACTTTAATTATGGAATTACTTTAAGAGAGTTGCTAGATATTTATTCAGATAGTAAGAAACTAAATTTTTGGACTAAAAAAGAAAAGACAATTATAGATCATCAAAAACCTAATTTCCATCAATACTTAATATCTATTGGAAGAAGTTTAAACAACTACAGTTATGATCCAATAAAAGTCTTGAATAATGTTCACTATTTTGCCAATTGTTACAATAAGGATATTAAAGTAAGTGATGCACTTGATAATTTTAGTAAGGTATGAGAAAACAACTTAAAGCAGAAGAGGTATTTTACAATAATTTAATTTCTCTTATAAAGAATACTTTAATCAACGATCCTAATTTTAAAGGGAGTTGGAATGAACTAAGTTTCTATGACAGAGAGGGTAAAATTCATTATGGATTATTTGTGGAAAAAGCTAATATTATTTTAGAGGAAATTGAAAAAACTAAACATTTAATCGAATTTGAAGATAGTTTAGAAGTTCCAGACATTAGAAATAAACTTTCTCCTATAACTAATCTAGTAGCTTTAATTGAAGCAGGTGAGTTTGACTATATAAAAGAAATAGGTTTAGATGAAGTTAAAAAGAGTGTAAATTATTTAGCACAAAGAGAAGTCTATGAGAATATTAAATAGAGAAGAATTTTTTAAACTTCCAGAAGGAACAGTTTATTCAGAATATGACCCATTAACTTTCCACAGTATATTCATAAAAGGAGAGCAATTAACTGTTGATTATATAGAATTAGATTTAGTAGGAAATATTGAGTATAATAATTCAGATGAGTATTGTGAAATACTAGAAGAAGCCAAAGAAGCTGGAAAATCATTTAAATTAGACTTTGAAAATTACGGTAGAAATGGAATGTATGCGGATGATCAACTTTATGCCATATATGAAAAAGAAGATATTGAAGGACTTATAAATACTTTAAAAGCTTGTTTATAGTATGAGTTACCTTGATACAAAAATACAGTTTTATCCCGCGTCTGTATATGAATCTGCGCCAATTGGTGTGTGTACTCTCGCAGATATGCTGGCCAGTATAAAAAATCCAAAGCCTAAGATACTAGAAACATTTAAATTAATAGAAAAAGCCAGCCTAGAAAAAAATAAAAAAGAAAAAGATCGTTTAAAAGCTACATTATATTACTTCACCCCTTGCATATGGAGTAACGGTAATTCTAGAAAATATTCAGATATAGTTTCCTGGTCAGGACTAGCAATTTTAGATTTTGATAATTTGGAAGTTGATCAGGCAATTAAGTTAAAACAGTTTATCTTTGATGAGTATTCTTTTGTAATAGCTTCTTTTTTATCAAGCTCAAAACAAGGAGTTAAAGCAATTGTAAGGATACCTGTTGTAAAATCAGTGGATGAGTTTAAGAGTTACTTTTACGGTCTTATGGTTACCTTTCAATGGGTACTGGGAGCAGATGCGAGCGCCCAAAATTCATCATTGCCAAATTACCTTACATATGACTATGACATATTAATAAGAAATGATGCAACTGTATTCAATAAAACAGGGTATAAAGAAGATGAATTTAAAGTTTATGAAGGGGAAATAACAATAGTTGATGATGTTTCAGAAGATGACAGAGAAACCATTAAATATATTTTAAGGAAGTCTTTTGAAAAAATAACAGATTCTGGTCATTATATTTGTAGAAGTGCTTGTTTAGCTGGATTTGGTTATTGTGGTGCTGGATATTTTGATACAGAAGAAATGAGAGAATACCTCTATGAGTTGATAGAAGATACTCCTTATTTACAAAGTAAAGTAAAAGCCTATAAACAAACTTGTGACGATATGATAGTACGTGGATTGGGATCACCTTTATATTTAGAAAAACATGCACAATAAATTTGATTTTATAAGATCTGATTGGAAAACGTACAAATCAAAGTACAAATTAAACTGTAATTTTTGTACAGAACCTCTAATAAGAAAAATTGAAGAGCAAATTCCGCGGGAAAAGAAAATTGAAATAAAAGATTATGATAAAACTACTAAATAATAAAACGATTAAATTTTATTTGTCAGTAATGCTAAGTGTATTAAAACTATTATGCTTAAATATGTTACTGTTTTTATTTCTAAGTCTTTTTGGCGCATTTTCCACTAAACCTTATATAGAATTTGTAAAACAGTATTGGATAAATGATATTCAATTCCTATATTTCTGGATGAGTTTTGCGTTTAGTTTATTAGTGAATTATGTTTATTTAAAATCAGAGTTAAAATGAAAAATAAATTATTAGATTGTATAGTAGATGTGGCTTTAGTCTTAGGTATATGCTTCCTGTCTTATTTTGACTTATATGGCTCAGGTTGGTTAATATTCATATTTATTTTAAAAAATTGCTAATATGGAAGACGAAAAATTAATAGAGCTATACATGAATGGCTTTACAGATGAATTAGAAGGTAAAGAAGATATTAAATTTTATTTAGGTGATCATCCACTAAAATCTCCAGCTTATAAATTAGGCCGTTTAGATGCCTATTGGGGAGATGATAATCCAAATTTAGATTATCGGTCAAAAGAAGAAATAATTAAAATGATACGTAATGAGTAATTTAGTAATTGACGACTATATGTTGTCTAACCAAGAGATAATAGAACACTTAGAAGAAAATGATTATTTAGTAATAGGCGATTCTGTGAATTCTTTAGACTATGAAGGGAGAGTAATGTTAGAAGAGATAGCTAAGAAGTTTCTTGTTGCTGATTGTTTTTCGCGCGAAAAGATTTATAAACAAATAATAAAAGAACAACCTAAAAGTTTAGATGAATATAATTACATGGATTTATTTTATCATTTAGATGACCGAGGATTTGATTTCTTAGATAATATTGACAGTCAAGAAATTATTAGCCATATTGAATCTGTAGGATACTATGTAACTGAAGCAAGTAAATATTAAATATGAAAAAAAGAAAATACACAAAAGAACAGTTTAATTTTGTCAAGGAGTTAGTTGAAAAAGGTTATGATGTTTCACCTGCCACAAGACTAATGTGTGAAGAATTCAATTTAGAATGCACAGAATCTACAACTAGAATTTTCCGTAAAAAAATGCAAGACAAAGGGATTACAAATAATGTACAAACTGTTGAAGATACAGATGTATTTAAAGAAGCGCAGAAAAAAGAGCATGATAAAACTAAGCAAAGATTTTTGATAACCTGGGCTCAAAGCGATACACCTGTACATAAAGGCTTTCTTAAAAATATGGAGGCTTATTCCGATAAAATTAATGCGCAAATATTAGTAATTGCTGGACGCTACAAATCACCTACATCACTGTCTTCAAGTAAATCGTTAGAAGCAAAAGAGAAAAATTTAAAAAATACATGGGATAATTCTATTCTCCCCTATTTAGATGCCGCAAGACATAATCTTCATAAGCATTTAGTAGTTTTATCGGATGTTAAAATACAGCCTACTAGTTCAATGCCACTTACAGGTTTGAATGGAATTACAGGCTTGGAATCTTGCATTGTTGGCCATCCCAGAGTGCAGTTGAAATCATTACCTGTTGTAGAAGGGTATCCAAATAAATTACTTGTAACCACAGGAGCTATAACAGTTGAAAATTATACAGATTCTGCAATTGGTAAAAAGTCAGAGTTCCACCATCAATTAGGATGTATTGTAGCAGAGTTAGATGGTGATATATTTCATATTAGACATATTACAGCCGATAAGAATGGGGATTTCTATGACTTAATGTATTATGCTCATAAAGGAGAGATTTTTCAGTCTACCATTTCAGCCGAAGCAATAGTATTTGGAGATTTACATATCACAGAACACAGTCCAGAAGCTGTTGATGGGTCATTCAAATTAGCCAACCTACTAAACTGTAAAAAAATAATCATCCATGACGCTATAAATTCTCATTCGATTTCCCACCATGAAAGAAAAGACCCATTTCAAATTTTAAGGAGGGAAGAAGACGGCTCCTGGTCTTTACAGAAAGAGATAGATACTGTTATTAATTGGTTTAAATCTTACCCTGATTATAAATTTATAACCGTAAGATCCAACCATTGTGAGTTTTTAGATAGGTGGCTATGTAATGAGGATTGGCGTAAGAACTCTAATAAATTACTTTATTTAAAATTCGCAAATGTTCTAGCTGAAGGAAAAGCGCCAAAAGGAATAGTGCCTTACATATTTGAAACAGAGCTAGATAATGTATATCCTTTAGCTTTAGACGAGTCTTATAATATTTTAGGATTTGAATTAAGTATTCATGGTCATGTGGGGGTTCATGGAAGTAGATCTTCACCGACTCAATTAAAAGGACTACCTGTTAGAAATATCACTGGGCATTCACATGTTCCAAACAGAGTAGATGGCGCTTTATGCGTAGGAACTTTAACTCATTTAAGAGTTGGATATAATAAAGGAGCCTCTGGATGGCTTAATTCTAATGTGGTAATATACAAAAATGGTAAAGCAACGCATGTTAATATCATTAAAGGTAAATTTACTACTCTTATTTAACTTACTCTCAGTGCTCTTTAATTAGGGCACTTTTTGTTTTTACTGTTTTTAAATCTTTTTTGCCGAAATATTTGGTAGTATAAAAAACAATCCTTAGATTTGTAAAAATAAAAAAAACAAGATATATGGACAGAATAATCAGTTTAAAATTAAAAGTTTTTCAAGAATTTCAGTTAAATAACCCCACAGCACATTTAGGAGGAAGTTTAGGTTTATTTGTAAGAGGTATAGATTTACTCCGTGATTTAAGTAAGTCAGACTTAGATGTAACTATTGATGAGTATGATGTAAAGAACTTAGAAAAAGATGCGCTGCATTTAAGTAGCGATTTTAATGATTTTGATTTCTGTACTACTAAAACAATTGCAGATAACGGAAATTATGTGAAGATGGATATCAGAGTGAATCCAGAACCATCATTTGAAAGTATTGAATTTGAAGGCTTTGCGTATAATGTATCTAAATTAAGGGATATTTTATTCTGGAAAAAGAAATATGCTCAAAAAGGAGTTACAAAACATAAGAATGATTTGATAGCTATAGAGACGGGAGTTAGACCAGAAGACATTGATAATTGGTTAGGATTTTAAAATATATAATTATGACAACAGAAGAAATAATGGAAAAATACAATATTAAATTTTATTAGAATGTATAAAAAAGGAGATAAAGTGTTATACTTAGGAATAGATAAAGGAATAGTGAAAGCTGATCAAGAATACAAAGATTCTGTTTTTGTAGTTTATTCTTGCTGTGAGGATTGGAGTGATTATGATAATTATACTGCTCAAAACACACCTGCTAATAAACTAACAAAAGGTTGGTCTAAATCAGGTACTTCTGAATGGTGTGATGAAAACGGCGGATGTAAGGAATTTCAACCTAGCAATTCTAAATGGTCTGTCGAAGGAACTGTTTATTGTATAGATTGCGGAAGAAATAATTAAGGAATATATAAAAGTATGAAAGACAGAAAAGAAGCTAAATATTGCGGAGAAACGATAAGAAAAATGCAAGAATATATTTTCAATACAGCTGAATTTAAAACAGAGCTACCTAATTATAATATTTCTGAGGATTACTTAAAACAAACAATCACATTTTTAAATGAATTATTAAACGAAAACAAATAAATTATGTACGCAATAGATGACAGATTATCAACATATTGAAACAATACATAAGGATGAATTATAAAAATACTATATTAGGAACAATAACAGTCATTCTAGGAGTGGCTGTTTTTTCACTTTATTTCGCGCCGAAAAAGAATTTAAAAAGAACTGTATATTTAGACAAAACAGTTAAAATATTAAACTACACTAACTACAGTGGATTAGATACAATAATAAACATAACAGCTCAGATACTTAAAATAAAGAATGTAAAGATTGTTAGTGTTCCTTTATATGTAGAAGATGAAGAAATTTATTTTGCTTACATCCAGGAGAAAGAGGGTTATTACTTAATTAGAGTTAATAGTAAGCTAAGTGAGGATTTATTGATTGAATCGATTTGTCATGAATTAACGCATTTGGCGCAAGAACAATCAGGCCAGCTAAAAAGACTGTATTATGGATTTTGGTATAATGGAGTTGTCTATCCCTTTTATTGGCCATACTTTGATAGAGAATTTGAGCTACGTGCTTTCGAAATGGAGTTCTATTTAAAATACGCTGTTAAAGATTTATTATATACAACGAGTCCCCTTCCTTAACTGGTTGGGGATTTTTCGACGTTTAATCTGTTATTTCTACTACCCAACTATGCATGGCTTGATAAACCTTTTCTCCAATCAAGGGTCGCCAATAATTTGCTTTTTCTTTAATATAAGCTTCTTTAGCGGTTTTATATGCTTGGAAGGCTTCTTCAGATGTGTCAAAAGTTCCTAAATATTTAGTCTTACCGTCTATTTTCATTGAGGTCTTATATCTGTTTTGGTTTTTTAAATAGTGGACTCCAATAGGGTATTTTCCTCGTATTTTATTGTTTTTAACAAAAAGGGAATTAAGTTCTTGCGGGACAAAACAACAAGTTTCAGGAGAATAGATTTTGTTACCTTTCACTAAGATATCTTTGTCAAGATGCCAATCAGACATATAAGTCTTAAAATTATCATTATACCAGGAAATAAACGATTGAGCATTCTTCCACTCTTCACACAATTCTACTTGTATATAAGTTTTATCCTTAATAAGTCCTTTATTACTGTAACATCTGTACTTAATACCTTTCAAAATATGTTTTGCCCTTTTATCCCCATAACTTCTCTTATTATGTATAGTTTTTTCTAAATTAATATATTTTTTAATTATTAAAAGTATTTGGTCTTCATAGTTTTCTACTACTTTATTAATTCCCAGCTCTTTAATTTTTGTTTCTATTAATAACTTTTTATTCATTGAATTTCTTGTTTTATAATTCTTCAAATCTGTTTTGTTTAACTTCTTTTAACGCGGAGCATACATCATTACACTCACTTAACAACACTTTTAAGGCATCATCTTGTGTTTGACTATAATGAACCTGTATTTTACTTTTTATTGTCTCTAAATGCTCTATTTGCTTTAATAAGTCGTTGGCTATATTTAAGTTCTCTTTTGTCAAAATTAATTAGTTTTGGTTTGTAATCTTTTTAAGTCAGCTTTAAATCTCTCGTATTCCGTCCATTCGCAAGCTGAAGAAGTTTCAATATATCTGTGAATTAATTCGTCCACGATTTCATAGTAATCTAGATGGCGGGTAGAAAATCCTAACTCCTCAAATACTTTCATTTGTTCTTTTTGTTTCTCATTCATAATTACTCTATTTTATATTCTGGTATATCTATCCATCTACTTACTACTTCCTGTGAGTTTCTTCCATCAACACAATACCAATTATCACCCTCGTAATGACATATTTTATACATGTTGTAGTTAGGGTTAATTTCGTTCTCTATATACACTAATTTTGATTTATCATCTTCTGGCAATTCCTCGCCTACTAAATTCCATTTACTCATTTTTATAAGGTTTTATTTCTTCGCATTTTAATTCATATGTTTTACTACACCAATGACTAGCTGGTTTTTGATAGGTGTATGTGTATTCAAATTGACCTGTCCAGCCCGTTTCATAAGAATAAAGTCCGTTGTGGTCTTCTCCATATTCTTTTCCTAAGTGGTACAAAACCAAATCTCCTGTTTTATTTTCACCGTCATCTTTTGTTAGTCGGCCAACTTTATATCTGAAATTTTTAAGTCTCTCTAATTCATGATCTTGGAATCCGTTTTTAAGTTCTGTGAAGGCTTGAGGATATTTTCTTTTTAACCATTTGTTGAATTCCATAGTTATATTTTAATTATTCTTATTGGTATTTGTTTTTCGTATGCTAAATTAATTGTGTAAGCTGTTCCATTTGAACCCATAGTAAATGCTACTAACATATCTGCATAATCAACAATCTGGTGATTTCTTTTTAATGGTGCGACTTTTGGCGGAAACTTGTCATATTCTGGAAGAAATTCTGTTATTTTGTAGTTGTTCTCTTCACAGTATCTTTTTATTAAGCTATCACACCCTTTAGCACCACCACTTACAAATTCAATATCTTCTTTAATGTTTTGAATTAAGTGTTCTAATTTTTCGCAGAAATAAACATAAGAGTCAAATGTCCTACTTCCTATAACGGCTATCTTTGGCATTGTCTGTATAGTTCATTAATCTCTTTTTCTGTATAACTTATTTCTACTTTTTTACCACCGACTAAAAAATAATTAGTAAGATAATAATAAAAAGAATCTTTACATTTCTCTAATTCTTGTTTCCAGTAATTTTCATTTTCTTCCTTCATAACTTATTACTTGTTTACCGTTAATTGTTTCTATTTTACCTACAGCAATATAACTGTTTCTTTCTTTTACTTTGTATTTTAGGCCAAGCTTCTTTTTTATTTTATTCCAGAAATTTAAAGGCTCTTCTGGTAAATAATCATCAAATCCAAAAGTATATTGAGGCCGCTTATAGTCCTTACTCATTTGCCAGATAATTGGTTTATTTTGTATCATATATCTTCATTATTTTAAATATCCCCACATTTACTTTCTCCGCATATTCTAATAACTCTGTTTTTGAGTCAAACCATTCCGCCCAAATAAATCCTTTGAATCGTTTATGTTCGTCTGACCAATAACCATGACCATCAATATCATGAATTACATAACCTGTTTTCATATTGTTCTTTATATGTTAATTGTATTTCTTCTAATATATCCACTGAACTTAGTTCTACACAGTCTTGACAAATTAGTGTATTGTTATAGAAGTCTGAAGGTTTGAAACCGTGATAATTTATTAGTTTTCTTTTCGCAGCCTCTGGCTTTAAACGTAGTGCGCCGATTGGTGTTATTTTAGACTTTTTCATGACTTACCTTATAAGTTAATAATCTATCCATTTGTTTCTGTAACTTTTCAACTTCATTATCAATATTAGCATTAAATTCAGCTACATTCAAAAGCCTGACTGTTTCTTGTCGGCCATAATCTGACCCTCTTACAATTTCATAAGCCTCAAGAGTTGTGTATTTACCACTGAAGATAATATCATCTGAGTATCCTGATCTATTCGCTCCCCAATACCCTCTATAACATCCCGCCCACACAACAGCTAAATCATTTGGATTAGAGACAGTTAAATCTAAAGCTTTTTGATCACGTTCTTTGCACCAAATATGTTTTTCTATTTGATGACGTTTCATTTCTTTATCTTCAAATAAAATAGTGTCGTATTCTTTTGCTCTGTGTGCTATGATGTCTGTGTAAACTATTTCTGTATCATCATATCTTGATTCTTTTAATTTTTCTGCGTCAAGATTGCGCATTTCTGCTAGGCCTTTACTTCTTGCTTCTCCTCTTGTTTCGCAGTTTACATATACGTCTTCAAAATACCAAGGCTCACTTAGATCTTTTACAGATATTTTCCAAGCTTTTTTAATTATTTGTTCCATGATTCCTGATATTTTAAATTAAATTTCTTATAGTGTTTAATCCACAATTTCTTCTTAGCTTTTGAGAAATCTTCATCTCTTTTTTGTCTGTCCTGCATACTTTTAGAAAGTTCTTCCCAATCTACAGGTGTGTTGTAACTAATTACTTCTTGGCTCATACGTTTCGACCAAGCATAAATACCTTCTCCTGGTTGGATATCCATCTTTGTTTGCGGGAAAAAAGATTTATAAAGAAGTTCTTTCTCATTCTCATAAGCTCTATGAACAGACTCATCAATAGAATTATACTTAGTTTCCCAAGGAAAATACTCTGGATATTTTTTAACTGTTTCTTCAATTCTTTTGTACATTTCTGACCCACATGATGTTTTAGTCCATAAATAACATTGTGCTTCTATTACTTCGAATGGTAAGTTTTTCATTTCTTCAATTTAAATATAAAACCTGTTGATACTTTATCTTTAAACATTTCCTCGGCCTCTGCTTGTACTCCTTCTGACTCAATCATTCTTAGATATAAATCAGGAGATTTTAAACCTACTACTGCACATGTTTTATCTAATTGTAGTTGAACTGCTATTGCTTTTATTGCGGAAATTGTAAGCCCTACTCTTCTTGATTGTTCTTTTATCATGTTAATTTTAAATCAATTGCTAAATTTATTGTCATCACTTTTCTACGGGGATCTTTTATATGCTCTGTATAGTAATTTGGGTGATACTTTTCTATCCAAATATGTAATTCTGAATCTGCTTCAAGTTTAGATAGTATTTCTAACTTTGTTTTGTTGTCAAATTTATCTGTAAATAGGTTTTCGAAAAAGTCGTCTAAATCTGTCATATTATTTTATTTGTTATTTCGGCGAAAAAAGTTAAACAAACAGTCTTTGAGGACAGTTATCACTATGTTCACCCGTAGTCATATAGCAACACATACATTCATTTGAAGGTTGACTGCTCTCCCACAAATCAATTATTTCTTGCTCTGCTTCAGCTAATGTAATAGTGCCGTCATTTAAATTGTCAAATACTTCTCTTATTTCTTTTATCATAATGTATTAATATCTATTGCAAGTCCATTTTTAATTAAATCATATCTCCAGTCAAAGTGCCATTCATCTAGTTTTTCTATTATATCTGAAATCTCATCAAAACCTAATGAATAAGAAAAAATATCATAAAATGAAAAATGTAAAGTATTTTTATTTTTACCATCGTCATAGTCCATAAATCTATCATCAGAAAAACAGATTTTTTCATCTATTCTTCTAAGTTCTTCAATAGGTACAAACGTTTCTCCATTAATTTCTATTTCTTTTGTAAGGTCGGATAGTGGCCGTAGGATTGGGAAAATATCTTCTAAATCGTACTGTTCATTTACAGTTCTACCTATTTCGTGAAGATCTACATCTGTAAAATCTGTAATTCCTTGAATTTGAAAAATCTTCTTACCTTCTCCTTGTGCCATACAATTAATTTTATAAGGTAAATAACCAACAATATGTTTTAATTCTAATTTCATATATTTCTATTTAAATACAATTTATATCTGGCCAATCTATACAGTAGCTCATTATTATAATTTTGTCTCGCTTCCCACATTACATATTTCCACCAAATTCTTTTAATTGCTTTCATATTTTCCGCAAAAAAGAATTAAAAACAGTTATTTTATGAAAATCACAAACATAATACAACTGCTCTTGAAAAGAAGGATACTGATAATGTTCATAATTAAATACTTTCGAATTATGAAGCTCTTGAAGAAAAATAAACTGTTCTCTAATTGTCTCCATAAAATTCTCATCATTTAATCCATAATCACAATAGTCATACATATTCAAATGAGAAGCAATATCTCTACAATACAAATGACTTTTAAAAGTATAAACATCATCTATCTTATTACATTGTCTTTCGTATTGACTCCCTTTTTCAATTTTTTCTAAACATAAATCACATCTATGTTCTTTTCTGGATTTTAATATTTTTGAGCTGATTACTTGCATAATTGTCCATCTTTTACTAAATCCAAACCTGTAAAAGAATTCATGTCAGAATCCTCTACATTAATAAACTCATAAGGATTTCTTTCTAAATAAATATACCAATGAGCTCCAGTAGTTTCTGTATAAAATTCCATTATATTTTCTTGACCTACTATCTCTCTTTGCCATTCAAAAACCCTATCTACATCTTCTTGCTCTTCTTTAGTTCCTTTGTCATATAAACTCGGTGAAGATACTTTACATTCTATAAATGGAGTGCCGTGTTTTGTTTTTCCCAAAGTTACTTTTGCTCTTTTCGGTAATGCTTCTCTAATTCTGTTTAAGTCTATGGTTTTCATGTTATTTAATTTTTTGTAAATTTAGTTTATTTATTTTTATTGTGCAAGATAAATTTAATTTATTTGCTAAAATATGTCGAACTGGTTATATTTAATTCTAAGTTTGTTAATAAAGGCATTATATTTCTTTTTATATCCCTATTTATTTTTGAGCAAAGCGGTTGAAAATTACTCCAATGATTCAGTAGGTATAATTCTTCTTCATTTCTTGCTTTTGTGATAGGTATAATATGGTCTAAATCCCATGAGCAATTATAATTTAGTTCGGAACAAATGTTACCATGATTTTCCCAAGTCATCCAGTTTAAAAACTGAGATTCAATATGCTTTTTGAATTCTTGTATTGTACATTGTAATATTTCTTCTGTTCTTTTTGATTTAATTACTTTTCCTTTTGATGTAGATTTTATACTTTTTCTTATTAGCCCTTTAATGTTGTTTACTAACATATACTCCTTATCATGCTTCCAAGTGTTGTTGTACTCTTCTCTCTTTTTCTCCCTCAAATAATCTTTGTTTTCCTCCCTCCATTTTTTATTTGACAACGCTATTATTTCTTTATTATTTTCTCTGTAGGTTGAATCACAAATTTTACAATAACAATTATGGCCTGTTTTGGTGCCTTTATTTTTATTAAAATTCTCTAATGTTTTAGTCTCTTTGCATTTAGGGCATTCTTTTAAATTATCATATGGGATTATTTTATCTTTGCTTTCAATTAAAGTAATAACATATACCTTATTGCAGTCTTTACATTGAGAGTCAAATCCATCTTTTTGTATACTAGCTTTGAAAAATTCTGAAGTGGGTTTTGCAATATTGCATTTTCTGCATACTTTATGACTTACTAATTGTTTTTCTTTATTTTTTATTAATTGAGCATCTTGCTTGGTACAAACTTTACATCTCGAATTATAACCAGTGGTTTTGTGTTTAGTTTTTGAAAAATCTTTTAATTCCTTTGTAAAACCACAACCAGAGCAAGTCTTAATTCCTCCAATAGGTATTATTTTTTCTTTAGCGTTTCTTTCTTCATCTTTTATCTTAGTACATGATTTACATACAGAAGTCACGCCATATTTACCTCTTTTTTGGCTATAATATTCTTCAATTGTTTTTTCTGTATTACAATAAGTGCAGATTTTTACTAAGCTCATATCTTATAAAATAAAACCCACCCAATAGGACGGTTCGAGCGCCTAAAAGGTGGGGTAACAATAATTTCTTTTAAATTAATTAAACCTCGAACGAATAATCAACGAGGCAAATATACAACTTATTTTTCAATCTGCCAAATTAATTACTATCTTTATTCATAAATTGCCACATTGGTATACTCCAGAAATCATTTGATTGCACTTCTTGATAGAAAACCTTGCTATGAAACGCCTTTCCTGGGTCTGCAAGTTGATTCAGTGAATTTGAAAATGGTGCTATTTTACCAACACTACTTAAAACTTTACCTTCTTTAAAAGAATTTTCCTCTAACAATTTGTTTAAAGATAAAATTTGATCAAAAGCTTGCAAGGGCTGTTTTACTGTTTGCCAATAATTGTTTGCTATACCTGTATTTGCAGCATGTAATTCTCCAACAAGTCTATAAGTAAGCAAATTAGCCATTTGTAAACTCCAATTTTTACGCTCGGGATCGTCATCGGCTAGGCCTCTAAGTAACATAGAAATCAACATAACTGTGTTAATGAATAGCAAATCGACACCTAAACGCTTGATCGAAGACTTACGAAATTCTGATTTTTCAATACCGCTTACAACTTCTTCTTTTAAGTCTTGCAATTCTTGATTTTCTTCAGGAGTTCTATTATTTATAGCTTCTAATTCTGTTATCCTTTGATCTTGTTCTGTGAAGTTGCCATTATATTGGTTCTTAAATGCCTCTATAAAGTTATTGCCATTTTGCTTCCATTCCTTTACAACATCTCCAAATAAGCGGTATATTCCTGAGTAAGATCCTCCTTCATATTGTCTAGATTGGGTGTTAAATCCTTCAGCCTTAAATCTCTCCGTGAAAGTCACAATCATATAACCTTTAAACATCATTAAGAAATTTAATAGAAAGTGGCGATGAGCGGCTGTTTTATCTTCCGAACTGATCTGCTGGTCAATTCTAACATTAATATTTTTTATCTGAATTCTTAAATCACCTGTAAAACGATTTATTTCTCTGTCTAATTCTTCATCCGAATACTCATTACCATTTGTATCTCTTAATAATGCTTTTAATTTTTCTCTATTAAAACTCACTATACCATCATCTGTAACATCTTGGAAATTATAAATTACATCATTTTCATTTGACCATTTTTCTTTTATTTCTGCGTTTGTTATTTTTAAATTCTCAATTCTTTGATTACGCTGAAAATCTGTAAATTTAACAACTTTTCCATTAACAATTCTAAAATCATTTAAAACTGTAAGCATTCCTTTACCATACAGAGGGTAATTGGTAGCTTGGTAAAGCATCATAGAGCTTTTTGAAAGAAATCTAGGCAGTGCACCAAATTTTGCACCATACAAACTATTTTCTAATTCAAATGCTCCATAATATTGTCCTAGGGAATTTAATTTAGATTTTGTTCTTACATGATTTATCTCCATCATAGCCTTACCAACTTGGTCATGGTAGATAGCACTTCCTCTTTTAAATGAATCATTGTTAATATATTGACCAACTATTCTTTCAACAGTTTGTTTTGATTTAGCTGTTAAATAAGCTGTGGCTGGCACTATTACACTTCCCCCAAGGCCTTTGAACCTTAAAAAACTACCTAATCCATTGATTACCTTACCACCATCTATTTTGCCGACAAAAGGAACGTCAATTGTAGCCGTACTAGCTTGTTTAATACCGAAAAAATCATTATCCATCGAACTATCAAGAGCTTTAAACCTATTAGTAGTAGTTCCTATCTTCCCATCAGCATTTGTTCTTGTAGAAGCTTTATCTATAATAGCCATAGCATCTCCAAAATATTTTACTCTGGAAGCATAGATATTCGCAGCTTTATTTGTCATAGCAAGTCCATGGAAAATATCTTCTGTAATATCTGTTTGATTTTCTAATCTCGCATAAAAAGGTTTTGGAATACTTTTGTTTGCAGTTCCTAATCTATTATCCCCCTGTATCTGGTCATCCTCAGTATATGTGGTTATGTTCTCAAAAGCATCTTTTATAGACTGCCCTGACAAACTTTTTAATCCTCCTAAATAGCGTTCAATTCCTTGCTTTCTGATTTGCGGAGTTAAATAGATATTATAACTCGAATCTCCGTCCATGAGTGCAATTTGATCTTTTCTCAGCTTTATTGTAGCTTTGTAGACTTCGAATAGTTTTTCATTTTTTGTGGCCGAAACATAATTACCTTCATTATCTCTTGTAACTATGCCAAATAAAGTTTTAAATTCTGAATTTTCATATTTAGTAGCATTAGGCTGTTGGCTTCCCATCCCAGAATTAACAATATAATCAGAGTTTATTTGAGAAGTATCTTCATCTTGAAAACTGTAATTAGGTTTTACTTCTACATATTGGTATTGTCCCTGCTCTAAATTATTTAGAATTTCGCTTACAGGTTTATCACTATTCAAATCACTTTGAAATTCTACATATCCTTGCGGTGTATATCTTCTATAATAAGGCAATAATCTGCTTTCTGCAAAACTTCTTACAAACTGATTTTTAGTTGTTGGTTCAAGTAAATCTTCTTTAGACAGATTTTGTTCTTCTAATTTTCTCATTACAGATTTAGGAAGAGTTTCTCTAAAACCGTTTATGTAACTCTCTATGCTATCTTGCATTTGTTGAGTTGTTTTTCGGTTTTTGGCCGTCATATTCGCTTTAGCTTCTTCCACGATCTTATTGGTTAAAATCTCAAGCTCAACTCCTGCTGTATCTGTTGTATCAAGTCCTAAATCTAAAAGTCTTTTATTCCAGGACTCATTTACTCCCGAAACTCCCTCTACAAGATTTTCAATATCTTCAGAAGTAATATCTGCTGTTAATTCTCTTGCTTCGGCGTAAAGTTCTTCTAAATTCTCTTGGATATCCCTCACTGTTTGTCTGGCCAATTCAGGCATATTCTCAACATCAGTTTCTGATGGATTTGAAGATTTAGTATAAACTTTAATAATGTTTTTAAGTCTGAAACTATTTGCTTTAATATCTTCTATTAAGTCTTCATTTCCTCCTATGTCTTCAAGCTTATCTACTAACCCCTTATTATTACCAAAACTATCCCAGAAATCGCTTGAAAAGCCTATTTGAGAGTTTAATTCTAGTGCTTGTATTTGAGTTTGTCTGTTGTCTTTACTTAGAATTAAATCTATGAAAGATTGTGGTAATTGAGAACTTCCTTCAGGTGTTGTATTATCATAAGAGTTGTCTAATTTATTTAAATCTAACGCTTGTCTTGAAGGCGCAGGTAATTGATCAATGTCGCCAATAGCTTCAATGATTGTTTTTCCTTCTTCGTTTTGGCTGTATTTTAAACCTTCTTTTAGATTTCCAAGTTCATCAACAAAGCTCTTAAGTTGTTTCCTTTCTAAATTTAAGGTGTTTAACTGTTGTATGTCTTGTCCGCTAAGTAAAGTTAAATCTATTTTACCATTAGCATCTCTCGCTCTTTCTGTTATTCTTCTTTTATCGGCATTAAGTCCTCGAAGAATGTTTTGAGTGTTTTTAGAAATATTTAGATTGACGAATTTTTGTTCTAATTCAGCATAATATTCGTCTTTCATTCGGCGCTCAGACTCATTTTCATTTAGCTTTCTTGTAGCTTCATAAATACTGTCCTTTTGCTCATCTGACCATTCTAATGTACCTTTACTTCTTTTATTTAGAATTTCTTCATCTTTAAGTTTAGTGTCGGTAAATACTTTTTTGTACTCTTGCAAGAAGTTTTCATCTAACTGTTTTTGATAACCTGCAATATCTCTTTCTGACAAGAAATATCCGTCTTTGACAAATGTAGAAATAACTTTTTCGTCAAACCCATTATCGTAAATAACTTTTTGCCAGTTTTTAATTTGATTGTGATCTGCGCGAGATCCTTCAGAAATCATTCCTGTTTTAACAGTTGCAAAAAGAGACATTAAAGCATCTGGACTTGATTCTAATGTCCCAAAAGTGGAGCCTATCCAGCTAATATCGTTCTCCGCACTCACTGTCCAACGCATCATAGCCTCTTTTTCTCTAGCACTTAAGCCCCTGTCAATCGTAACGGCATTAATTTGCTTCTCAATACTTTGTTGTTGAGTTACGTCTCTTTGTGCTTTTAAATTAGATATATTTTGAATTGAATCTCCAATGCTTTTGGATAGTGTTTGCCAAACAGTTAGTTTATTTAAAGTGGTGTCGTCTTCTATCAGCTTTTTAATTACACCTAAAGTGTCTGTTGTTTCCCCTATAAGGTTTTTAAAGATCATAACTTCTTCTTGTGATAAGTCGTAATTTTTTCCTTTATCTTGTGAATCTTTTATCGCGGCGAAAAGTCTATTAACATTATTATCTGCAATTCTGGCCACTGTGGCCACAGCATGAACTTCTAATTTATCGTCAAGTTCTTTTTGTACAGCTAAAAGTCTGTTTTTATTAAATTGAGATCCTTGTTGATTTCTGGATAAATCGTCATTTTCCCTACTTAAAATATCAATTTGTTTTTTAGTTTCTTCCGCGATTCTTTTAGCATTTGTAGAGGTATCTAAAGAATAAAATCTTTTTCGATTGTTATCTAAGTTATCTAATTGTAATCCACTGATATCACCTGTATTTAAAATATCTTGAATATCTGTAATAATTCCATTTAAATCAGAAATGTATTGAGGTTTGAAATAAGAAGCAATATCTTGAAAAAACTGTTGGATAAATTGAATTGCGCTATTAAAGAAATTTTGAGTTGTTTCAGAAACAGGCGCTGATTGTTGAACAGCATTTAAAGCTATCTTTCCTAAAACTTCTTTACGAACAGCCATTTCAGTTTCTTCTGCATTATATTCTCTACTGTAAACTTCTCTGTAAGTTTGCGCAAATTCTTTATATTCTTCCGACTTATCTATGTTTCTAAGTACGTTTTCAAGTCTTTCTTGTGGAAGTGCTTCTACTATAAAGTGAATTGTTTCTTCGGTTAAGTTTTCTAGTGTTTCTGCGCCTGTTTGAAAAGCAATAACTCTTTGTGCAATATCTGCTAAAGCCTCAGCCTGGATAGGTACAGAATTTCTAATTTGAAATTTCTCAGTATAATTTGTAATTGAAGTTACAGTTACACCCATGTTTTTAAGAAGTTTATATAAAGATAGTTTAACTTCATCTTCTGTTTTTACAGTTTCTGGTTGTTCTTCCTCTGAAGTTTCTCTGTATAAAGGTACGTTTCTTTTATATTCTCTTTCCGCGAAAATCTCTTCATAATTCTCATAACGAGCTTTAAGTTCATCAATTGATAGTTCGTCTAATTCTTGCGCATCAATTATTTGTCTTTCTCCACTTTTAGTATAAACTGCTGTTTTACCTAAATTCTCATTAAGTCTTACAGTTGTTCCAGAAACCTCAATTCCTAAAGAACCTAAATTTGTCATTGCCGAATTTGCCAATAAATCTAAAGAAACATTTTTCTTCATTTCTGAACTTCCTTCACTCTGAAGCAAATATTCATTACCTATTTTCACTCTGGTTTCAGCCATTGTTCCCTCTAAAATAGATGCTTGTGTAAAACCATTAACAGAAGACTTATCTACGTTTTTGGTTACAGACATTACAGAGGTGAATTCATTATTTGAAGTGAACCCTAATTCTATTTTTTGGCCGTCTACAGCTTCTTTTAATGCGGATTTTAAAGAGCTGAATTGGTTTCCATTTACTTCATGAACGAATTGAATACCGCTTTCATTTATTGAAGGATTACTTACAAAATATTGAAACTGTTGTATGTCTTTCGCCGAACCTAAAACATGAATTTGATCACTATTAGGAACAACAATTTCATCCATATTGTTATTGGTAGTGTAAGATACAATTACGCCATCATACCCTTCATTTTCTAATTCTTCGCTGGTTTTAGGAGCTATAATAGTTTTAGAATTTCTATATAAAGGATTGGTTATATTTAGAATTACATTTTTTACCGCGCCTTTTTTACCTGTATCCATATTAATTGAATACCCTTCAGCTTTAAAAAAGTTATCTGTAAAATAAAATCCTTGGCCAAAATCCCCTATAGTTTTATTTCTGTCACTTTCTGTACCTATTTGAGTGGCATCAAAGTCTTCAAAATCTCTTTTTGTGCCATGATAAACCACGTCTTTTAATTGACTTTGAGGAAATATCTGAGATAAATATTCTTGATATTGTTCAGCCGTACCTATATTAGATAAATCTTGGTTTTGATTATAAATAGAAGAAACTCTGGGTGTAATTTCTTTTACTGTTTTATCTATTTTCGGCGAATAAATGTTTTTGTATATTTCTAACGCTTTTTCAGTAGTCTCAACAAATGGATTTGAAGCAACACTTATAAAAAGTCTACTTTCATTTCCATTTTGATCTAATACTTTTGTTATTATTCCCTCCGAATTTCTATCAACTTTACAAGCCATAATTTATTTTTAGTTTTTTATTTGTGCAAATATACACTTTTTATTTAGAACAATCTTCATTTTCATCAAAATTATTTTGCTCTGCTTTAGTTA